CTACTACTGGAGGCTCTGCTGCCTCAATAGCCGCCCACTCATCGACAACACTTACGTAGTTCCAATAATAATCTATATACCGAGGAATAACCTTATTATTATCAAAAATAACCCTACCATCTTTGTAATCTATCATATACTCTGTACCAGAAATTACTACAAAATTTTCATCATAAACCTCTACCCTGTTTGATTGTTCAGGAGTACCTACACACTTATTACCACCAAATACCATAATCCCAGAACAATTAGTAATCCCACTTTCAGTAGTATAATAACTACCGTCTGAGTATAAACATCCTGAAACAGAAGTATCAAGATCCCTACCTTGTACTGTAACAAATTCAGGAACACATGTAGAATTCAAATACTGACATTCTCCGTTTTTATCATAAGATGGGCAGTCAAAAAATACCCAACCACGTCCCCTATCATTAGGACTAGGAAGAGTATTAGACATAGCTTGGTACACATAACTTCCAGCACAAGTTAAATGCTCCATAATCTGTAAAGAAACTTGTTCGTCTTTCTCAATAAAATTCCTGAGAGCGGTGTCTTTTATATACCTATATAAACTTAGATCTTCTTTTCTTAACTGGGTCATCTCCATAACAAGCTCCTTAATATTTTGTTTTGATCAGTCTAGTGCTTTTTTCGTTTGCTTCGTCTATCCAAGCGTCTATATTTTCCTCATAATACTCATCTGCGGCGCCAAATACTTCGTCTTCTAGAGGCGGTACATTAGAAAAAGGAAATTTAATCAATTCTCGACTTAAAACAGTTTTCTCTTTATTTTTAAGACTAGGAGTATACTGTATTATATATACTCGTTTTTTTCTTGGAACAGTAGAGTCGATAGGATCAGCATTAATAGTTGTTTTACCTGTTATTTTTTCCAAATCATCATGACTAACCTCTACATAAGTACCAGGAGTACCCTCTAAAATACGTTCTATTATTTTCATACCATTAAAGTCAAAATTTAATAGATCAGGTAAAATAATACGTACACCAGTAGTAGGATGTTCCCCTATAAACTTAAATGCATCAAGAGACTCTTGAAATATTTTTCTAAATAAAGCAGGATCGGTGTTACTGTTTGGATCAGTTATCCTATCAGAAAGCCCATCAAAACCTGTCAATATAAGGTCTTTAAAATTAGGTACTTCAGCCACTAAACGCTCTTTTAAATGATAAGTAAAAGCACGTTCTATATCTTTTACTACCCTAGTTATTCTAGAAGAATCAGCCATTAACTACTATAATCCTTTATTATCTCATCACTATCAATACTAGGCTTATCAGTAGTAAACGCAGTTATTACTAACACAGTTTGATTACCTAGACCTCTTAATACTGGGGGCTTAGATAACTTACAATTTACACCGTCGACTACTAATTTTTTACAATTTTTAAATGTATCAAAATTTTTAGGATCTGTTTTTAATTGAACTACTGATGACCCCTCAGAACCGGCTGGTGTATAAACCATCTTATTTCTATCATCAGGATTCCAAGTAATCAAACAATTTGTATAAACTTTACGAGGTGTTTCTAAAAACCCTTTACCTAGACATATAGGGCACCTACCTACTTTAAAATATTTAAACTGTAAAGACATATTACCATCAGCTAACCATTCAGACTGTTTAATTTTTGCCTCAAGGGCAGTCCACTTACACTTACCTGTAGAGCTATCTGTGCCTTTATCATAATAACAATTACTACATTGACTTTTTATAGATTGTTTATAAACAAGCACTTTTCTACTTAAACATTTTATAACGTCCCTCATAGCCGTACGAAATCTGTTTTTTGTTTTTGGGCTAATACGTCCACGAGCCATATTAAGCTCTCCTTTTAATATCTATTTTTAATTATTGCTCTATACCAAGCTTTGTGCCACGTTCTATTTTTATTAGCCATAGAATTGCACGATCTGCAAATTGTTATTAGATTACTTGGTTTGCAATTTTTTTTATTATAATCTATATGATGAATAGTTAGATCATTTGGATTTTTAGAATTGCAATACGGATTTAAGCATTTATTATTGTCACGATCTCTTATACTTTGTTTGTATTCTTTGTCTTTCCAAACTTCACAATAAGGTTCGAACGAGATACCACCTTTCCAATTATAATGACCAGTGCCTGCATTCTTAATATGTGAACAAGTAGGGCATCTGTATCCTTGCTGCCAATCAGCCCAAGTAATTAAATGTGTGTGCCCTTCCTTACACGTGTAACCTAACTTATCTTTACTACGTTTATATTTATCAGATATAAGTGTATACCCTTCTTTTTCAAAAGATTTTTTAACTGTGCTTAGAGTTGGCTTACCTTGTCCTACGCAATAAGGACATCTGTGTCCTTGCTGCCAATCAGTCCAAGTAATAGAATGCTTATGCCCCTTAGAACAAATATAATCTAACTTAGTGTAAGCGTTTTTATATACTTTAGAAACAAGTATATAATTAGCATTATTAAAACAAGTTCTTACATATTCAATAACAAGAGTAGTATTTCCTACACAAGTAGGGCATCTATGGATTTGTTGCCAATCATTCCAAGCAATGCTGTGCTTATGTCCTTTAGGACAACTATAGTCTAACTTATGTTTATTATTGATATACACTTCACTAAGCAAAACATAACCTTCTTTTTCAAAAGAATCTTTTACGTATTCTATTGTTAATTTTTTACCCATAGTCTAATCAACTCTAACCCCCGTAATTCCTTTCAACATTAACGAATTCACTACCTCATCTAAATCTTTCTTCAGGTCATCCAACAACATTTTTCTAATTTTTAAGCCGGCTTCTGGGTTATAGGAAGATCCTTCATCTTTTATGAAGCTCCCATCTTCAGTAGCGTCCTCCCATAACTCTTTACGCAGTAAGTCTATAGCAGTCTGTAATATATACGCCTGAGAAGTAGCTGTAACAGTTGTTAGCCCAGTAGGAGGCATTACAGTATCATACGCCTCCATAATCTCTCTATCAGAATGCCTAAAAGAGTGGTAAAAAATATCTACCCCGTGTTCGATCTCTTTTATTGTATCTGTACCACAAATATTAGTTATACCTGAACAAGTTATACATACCTCATCTATGTACTCTTGAAACTTAAGATACTTATAACCATTTACTGAAGGATTTAAAGTGTCTATAAAAGACTTACCCCCCATAGTTATAAAAACCGGCCATCCTTTTTGATCAAGCTGAAAAGTTTTACCATCAGGATGAATAGATGATTGAGCTTCAACTCCGTATTCTCTTATAAGTGATAAAGGGTCACCTATATACAACCTTATTCTATTTATAATACGTTGATTATCTGTATCATATAAGACTTCTCTGGGGAATTCCGGATTATAATAAAGATCCCCAGTCTCTCCTAGTATTGGAGATGACCACCCATTAGCAGCACTAATAGTATCAATACCACTTTCAGTAGTAACCATAATATACCTAGAACTATACCAATCACTGAAGTTACCGTCAGTATCATAAGTTTGATAGAAAGTCTGACCTGCGTGTAATGCAATAGGTATTGGAAAAGTCTCTGACCCTAATACAGTTACCCAATCAATTAAATCCTCAGTAGGGTTTGGTGGCTGATCCGGTTCATTGCCTGCGTACTTAGCAATCTGTATATAGTTATACGCTGTAAGTACTGTAGCTATATTATCAACTGTAAACGATAAACTTATCATGTATTCTCCTTAGTATTATGTATTCAGTAGTAAGTCAGTATCAATCACCGTAGTCTGCTCCCAATACCGAAATAATTATCTGCAAAAACCAACTAGTTATAAGCAGGTTACATAAATAAAAAAAGGACCATACGCTAATAAACGCACAGCCCTTTAATAGGTCATAACTAATTTTATTTATCTTGAAATCTGTAATTCACGTACTCTCTTATGTAATAATTTACATAGACTATCCTTTCCAGTAAGCTGATTAGCCTCTTTCAAAGCGTATCTTAGTAAATTAAGATTAGTAATTTTTGGTAAAGCTTCTCTTGCTTTTCTTACAGATAATGACGTTATATCATCTACAGTAGTCTCCTTACTAACCATCGGAGGTACATTACTGCCCCCTTGGCTTCTTGTTTGAGGTTCTACCGGAATATCAACTTCTAACTTATCCAAATCTTCATTATAGACAATCTTCCAAGTAGTTTTATCCGGTAGCTTTACATCTTTAAGCCAACTAATAAATTGTTCATTAGGAGGCATACCGTGCTTTTTACCGTACTGCTCAAAAAGATCTTGAAGTGCAATTTCTCCTCCAGGGCGTACAGACCTTTTCATAGCGTATGCCCAATTAGGTGTAATGTTCTTAACATATCCTCGCATAATCATAATAGTTTTCTCCTTTTCTGTTTGTTAATTACCTTGTCCTTTTAATTAGTTCTTGTTTTATCTATCAAATTATGTATTAAATTTGATAAACGGTGTATAATAAGTCCTGTAATAAAAAATAAAATCGGTGTATAATCAGAATTTAATACTAACACCAGTGAAAAAAAACCAGCCCAAACTGAAAAACAATACCCACAATCTATAAGCTCATGGAAAAAGCTAAATACTCTACTATTTTGTCCACGATCAAATAACCATTTTCTCATTGGCCAAAAAAGCTCAGATTTAACCACTAATTCAGTTAATGCTTCAGTTAGTATCACAGCCATTACGATATTATACATAAATATATACATCAATACCTACTTATTATAAAGTCAGTTAATTACAAAATTAGTTATTAAATCAAAGCACTCATCTCTATACCAACTTTTATCACTAATACGTAATAAGTTAATATTATTATCCGCACAAAATATATCCTTAATTTTATCTCTAAAAATCATGTCTTTTCTGGAATGCCAATATTCACCGTCACATTCTATTGCTTTATTAATATCCGGCAAATAAATATCAAGCTCTAAATATTTACCAGTTACTTCGTTAAATACTACCTCTCTATTATTATATAAAATATTACCATCATATATATTTTTTATGTACTCTCTAACGGATTGTTCAAACTTAGAAGTATAATTATTTTGTGAGTAACAAATAAAACATCTATTATTATTATCTTTAAAATTATGAACGGTCGAATACCATTTATGCCCTTCTGGACATTCTAATAATAATTTACCAACATGCGAATTAATGTAATTTGAACTATCAATTATATTATAATTATAATTATTCAAATAAATAGTAAAAATTTTAAGATCATTTATTCGTTTTTTTTCTTGATTTGATTTAGTAATATATTTTTTCTTAATATTACGCTTTTTTTCTGCTTTTAGATTATTTTTTTTTAATCTGGATTTTTCACATGATAGACTGCCACAAGTAGTCTTATTTTTATAATAAGTAATAAATTCTACACCGCAAAACTTACAATTGCGCGTAAATTCTACATAATTATTTCTTTTCCTACTTTGGTTTCTCCATTGAATCTTTTCTCTATCTTGTTTAGCAATATCTTTACAATTATTACAATATTTTTGACTGCCTGAAGTAGGTGTAAAAACCTCATTACAACCCGACATAGTGCATACTTTATCTTTATACATTTTAGTCCTTTTATCCAATTAACATACAAAATTTGCTATATTAATTGTTGTGCAATTATCCCTATGCCCAAATTTGTAATGACAGATACTGCAACAGGCTATTCCATTGTCTGGGTCCAAAGCATAAAACGATTCTAGTTTTTTTGGTTGTATATGATGTGCGACTGTTGCTTGCTTACCACAATATTCACATACGTACTTAGCTCTTTTAAGTACCTCTTTTGACCATATTTGTAATTCATAACTTGTATATTCAATTATATTCCTACTTTTTCTTACATTAAATCCTACTGGATATTTATGTTTATTAAATATACTACAAGATGATCTACACCCATCAGAACAATAAAGTTTTGATTCTCTATCTATATTACCTTTTATATATTGTGCACGAGCCTCCACAGAAGTTCTTTTAGCTACAAACCATTCACCACATAATGAGCATTTTACTAAAAGAATACCATTATCATTCTTTACCTCTTCTATAGGAAAAATTTGATGAGCATAAGTATCAAATAATGGAATGTTTTTTTTAATCACACCGCCTTTTGACATTCTTTTTGAAATAGCCTTACACTCTTGTTTTGACTTCTTTACACCAGACATACTTTTTGAAATTTTCTTTTTTATTGTTTCTGATTGATGAGCACAATTAGCACTACATATTTTTGTAGGATAAGTAGCCCTCATAAAAAATGACTCACCACACACACTACAGGAATTTATAAATTTATAATACAAACGTTTTCTTCGAAACACATCTCTTTTATATATATAAGAAAAACTATCTAAATTTTCAAGTCCATCATTACCATACTTAATCTTCATAACATAATGCCTTTATTTATTTATTAGTATGGGTCCTTAAAAATAATATTCCTAAGGACCCACACCATATTAAAATATTTACATTATAAACTTCTATCTATAATACCCATGCCCAGCATTCTCGAATCTAGGCAAGCGAATCCGAGCTCTGCCCAACCAAAGAAACCTTGTTTCTGAACACGAAGAAGAGTGGGATCATCATGAGCCTCATATTCTTTACGAATAGGCATAACAAGAGAATCATTAACACTAAGGTCAAACCCCATAATCTGTGTCTCGCCGAGATCACTAATAGTACCATCAGCAGCAGTCACATTAGGATTATCAAGTGTATACCCATTATACTGCTCAGTACCAGCAGTGGCCACAAACTTACCATAAGCAGAGGCACTACCATTAATGTTATAAAGTCCTGTTGCTCCTAGATGTTGAATCTCATGAAGAGTTACATTCCAAATACTACCCATACCTGACGCCTGAAAAATCTCACGCCTAGTAACAGGGTCAATATCAGTGTCAGTCCACTCTCTGATGTCAGCAGCATCCTCTGGGGATACATAAAGATCAGTAAGTGTCCTGCCTGTCCTCTTAAATCCTACAATCATCTTATTAATTAATTCCTTAGAAAGATATCCAGCTCCAGCAGCAGAAGGTGCGATCTCATAAAGAGGTGCAGGGCGTGAACCAAGTAGCCCTTTTCCTGAGAAAGCAGAAGTAGCAGCAGGCATAATAACACGCCAACCACACTCCTCCTCATAATTTGCTAGATCTTTTGCGGCACGCGTTGCTGCTCTTGAGGCAATATCAATCCTGGAATCCCTTGCGTATGTAATTTTCCAGTCAGCTGCCGCATCAATAGTAAACGTAGGAACGTATACCTCTTCACCAATACCTTCGATGAAGTTCTGTGCAACATAACCAAGTCCTGGAAGTACCCATACTGGAATCTCAAAATCTTCTGCGACGGGATAAACCGCCTGAGCGCCCGGGCCTAATCTTTCCACTGTAAAGAGCTGACGCATAATAGAGTCGAGCTCGATCTTTTGTAGTATTGGAGTTGTTAAAGCAGCTGCAAATGCTCGATAAGCAGCCAAACCTTCAGGGGTATTAACCTCTGCGGTTGCTCTAAAAAGCTCCATCATTTCCTTTCTTTCCATAATTTCCTCCTAAATGTATTATAATAATTTTGGATGTGTATATCACATTAATCCAAAGTTTTTTAAAATCTAAACTAAAAGTTTAATTCTAATTGGGTATAGCGTGGTGTTAGCAATATTAGCAGTAGCTTTAGCAGCACTAGCTCCCTTAACTACTCTAGCAACAACAGTACCAGACGCGCCACTAATAGCTGCGCCAGTTGCTTTGTCAGTAGAACCATCAGATGAACCAACACTCGTTGTTACTCTTGCTTCATCAGCAGCAGCCCTCAAGGACTCACCTGGCGCTATTGCAGCAACACCATTAAGTGATGTGTAATGCACGGTGTCAAAAATACCGAGGTGCGCTACACCTACTGGTACCGATTTAGTACCCACAATCGCACCAGTGTTATCATAAACTGGTTGAGATATAGCATCACTGGAACCTAAATCACCTGGCATAACAAACCCAGTTGGATGTACACTGTGGTATCCAGCTTTAACTTTTTGCATAAGAAATCCAAACGGTGTTTCTGAAACACTGTGAGCCATTTTTTTTACCATTGCTTCTTGGTTAGTTGCGTCAGGATCAAGATACACTACAGAACCGGCATAAGCAATAACACCCCCAACCCCGGCAGCCCCAAAAGAAGCATTCTCCGCGTAGCTACAAAATTGATTCTCTACAACTGAATGTCTAGGAATAAACATACTTTATTTCCTCCTTATTAATTTCAATATTTATTTATTTATTTATCAGTCTTAGTCATACTAGCAGCCATGGCTTTACCCATATTAGCGTACTTAGTCAACATATCATCTGATGGTTTACTTTCAAAATTCATTGCAGCAGCCATACTCTGTCCAGGAGTAATTTTAGCTGGAGGAGTCTTTACGTCTTTATTAGACGCAGTTTCTTTCCCAGAAGTACCCTCTTCTTTGTCAGAAGCAGGCTCTTGTTTAGAAGCAGCCTCTAGCTCTGCAGATACAGCATTACGAAGTTCTACACGGTCAGCCTTATAAGATGCAAACTCTTCATCAGTAAGTTCCTTAACTTTGGCGGTCTGTGTTTTAAGATCAGACAAAATAGCTACCTTCTCTTCTTTGAGTTCAGTCATTCTAGACTCAGCTACCCTATCTTTTTCTATACTCTCCAGTGCTTCTTTGGTTTCTACAAGAGAAGCCTCTAATTCCGTTACTTTTAACTGTGCCGCCTCAAGCTCAGTAGTAAGTTCGGAAATTTTAGTATCTTTCTCAGCAGTAAGTGTCTTAGAAGATACATTAGCTTCTTCTAGCTCAATCACTTTTGCTTCCAGTGACTGAGTAAGTGTTTCGATTGTTTCAGCAGACTCATTGAGTGCATCCTGTGTTTTTTGTACTTGTCCAGCCCTTTCTTTATCAGAAAAGATTTCTGTTACAATAGCTTCAATGTCTTGCTTTAATGTGTCTTTATCCATTAAGGTATTTCCTCCTTATAAATTGTTTTTTTTGTTATTAACTTTTGTTTACTCATTTTGGCTACCAACCTATTTTAGTAAAAATTTTAATACCCTTTTCCGCAATAGTTAATAAGCTATTTTAATTAATTATGGGTAACTCTGTGATGGTGCTCCAGTACCTCTAGTACTAAGTGTGCTTACATCAATTTTTGGTCCTAACATAAACTGTAAATTAAAATCTACATCTGCATCGGCTTTTACACTGGCCATTTTAATTTCGATTGTGTTAGCTTCAGTATCAAAAGCCACCCAATGATCTGAGCCTGCATTAGTTGTAGGTGTAGCTGTTACACTAGCGTAAGCAGCCAAGTCCATATCATAGAACTTAACCCCACTAGCAACAGTAACAGAGGTAGTACCACTTGCAACAGTAGCAGTAGCAGACCACATAAACGGTACATTATGGTTATTACCCATATTCTTGAATACAGTAGCAGAATTTGCTGAGCTTGTAATCTTTACCTGTCTAGGTGTGCTGTTTAAAGAACCTGTTTGTGCTTGTCCTAAATCTGGCATTAGTTTTCCTCCTTATTTTTGTCAGTAAAAACTTTTTTGGCATTAACCAATGCTTTTTCTAATCTTAACAAACATCTCGAACTTTCTTTACTATCGAGTTCAAATTGTTTACCAGCTAGAAGCTTCTTTGTATAAGATGACGCCGTAAATTCTGCAATAAACCTGAGACAGCGCGGGTCAAGCGCATCTCTTGTATCAGAAGTACACGGAGAATCAAACAAAGTACAGTAGTTTTCAGCCAAAACAACATCGTGCTTATCAGTGAGACGTTTTTTGTAATTTATACAAATACCCACTGTATCATCATAATTTAAATTAGAGTTTTCTTTTTTATCTTCTATACTTTGGGAGGTTACATTAATACCCTCAACTTTTTTATCAATAACAGGTGTGACAACTTCTTCTTTTGTAGAACTATTTTCTACTAAATCAAGATCAAATATAATCGGTTTAATATCATCATCAGACGCGGTTTCTAAAATAACACTCGGAGGATTAGCTGGATTTTTAACAATCCCGCACCCAGAGAAACATATCCCTCTAAGTACTCTAGCTACAGTGCCTTCGGCTACCTCTTTACCACCTTTCATTATCTTTGCTGATTTTCCAAAAATACTTTCATCAGATAACTCAATACCTAAAGAGTTTGCTACAGACTTTGGTATAATCATATCACCTACTTTAATATCAAAGTCTTTAAAATAACATTCCATAGATACCTTCCATTCATTATTAGCAATTTCTTTTGCTATGTCTGGAAATCTATTTTTATAAACAATAGAACCTATTTGTATATGCATATCCTTAGTATCTAAAGTTGCAGTCTCAGTAGAGGACAACTCAGTAAGGTCAAGTGCTTTATGCTGATCATCAGTAAAAGCATGAGAATATAAATGACCAATAATCTCAGTCTCTTCATGTTCCACATCTAGTGCTTTACTAACAATAGTATTAGCAGCGGCTACTAGCTCTGACCCTAAGAAAAAAGCATGGTTAAGGTTTTCACCTGAGCTAACAAGAATGGCAGAAAAATAAGAAAGGTCGGGTTGTTTCTCACCAGGACCTGGTAAATTGATTACAGAAGCCACCTCCTTCTTTAATTCCTCTGTTTCCTCATCCATGTCAATACTAGCTGTTAAATAAAATTTATACTTATCTTCCATTATCCTCTCCTAGTAATTATTTATTCTATTTATTTCCATACTTCTCTCTTAATATCTCAAGAGCGCTATAAAAATCATAACCATTCATAATCAATTCTTTCATTTCATTATAAAACGCCACATAGTCTATATCAAAAGTCATTAATATTCTCCGTGAGTTTTTATTTATTATGAATCAACTAATTATTACTGACTTGCTTTTATATTATCTATTCTTTGGCATTTAAATCCTCTGTGGTGATTTCTACCATAAAGTGCTACCAATCTCATTCCTGAATCATTTAAATTATTCTCTCTACAAAAAGCACTTAAGTTTTTTATTACCTTATGAGTACCGTTAGGATACACTACATCCCAATACTTACTTTTTGATGCTACTACATTAGCCACATGAGCTTTTGATTTTTTAACCCCACGACGCATAGTTGATAATTTTTTCTTAAATTCTTCAGACATTTTTTTACCAGTTTTAGCTTTGGAAATTTTACATTTAGTACTTTCCTTACATATTCTTCCTACAGTACCTTCACCACCTAAAGTCATATTATACCCGTTTTTATATGTATCATAATACTCGATGTAGTACACCTCTTTCTTGTCTAACTCAGCCTTTCTATTACAAGAACATAGAATTTGCCAAACAAAATTAGTTTCCCCGTATTTATTAATTGCCCTATGAAAATGAGTTTTTATATTTGATCTTGTAGCCAGATTTAAATGTTTAATTTTTCTTTTATTCAAAGAATGGATAGTTTGTCCTATATAAGCTTTATTATTTATCATATTAGTTACTTTATAAACAATACCGTCTACTTTTATATTTGAATCATATTTATACATATGACACCGCTTTTATATTATACCTATTCTTAAGCACCACCCGATGCCAACCTTTATGCCCCTTCTGACAAATACAATCTAATTTATAACCATTATTGACATACTCTTTACTAAGTAAAGTATAATCTTCTGAATCAAATGACTCTTTAACAAATGCATATGTAAGTCTCTTACTCATACCTAACTACCTCTACAGCTTCCAAAAATTCTGCGTATTCTGTATCATCTAAAACACTTCTTGCGCCACCCAGAAAAGCCGAATACTGTTCATCATCCATAACACTTATATCCCCAATAGCCGCTGTCTTTTTTGGTTTAGTAGGCTTACTACCAGGTTGTTTGTCTGGGTTTGTATTAGGTTTTTTCTTTGTCTTTGTTTCACCAGCCGGTCTTCCTTTACTAGGTGTTCCTGTAGGTGATTTTTGCTTAGGCTGAACTCCTGGACCATCTACTGCTTTTTGAAACGGGCTGCCAATTATACCAAAAATACCACCTTCTACTAAAGGCAACTCTGTTTGCATATTCTTTAATTCATTATCGTAATCAAACCCTAAGGCCTCTAAGGCTGTTTGATATGACAACATCCTTCTATCGACTAGCGAACTCAATGTGCTCATATATAATACCTCATCACGTAACACACTATCGTCCCAACGTATTTTAGGAAAACGATCAAAACCCATTGCCTCTGCTATTTGTCTATATTCCTTATAAATCCATTTCTCTACTTGCCGACGGGCATAATGAATCTCCTCCATTAGACCTTTAGTAAGTAAATTTACTTCTGCTGCATTGATATCCCCTGTTCCATCTATTATGGCACGAGTTACAGCAAGACCTGCTGTCATATCCTCGTTTACCTGTTTGTACTTATCTTGCCCTAAAATAGCTTCAATCTCGGGCGAAACTATTTTTTGAATATCCAGTGTATGGTTCCATACCACATCAAATGCTTTTGATGGACTATTAAATAACTGAGCAACTGTCTCTAATTCTTGCTGACTAACGACTGGGTACTCATCATTACCTATGGTAATCTTTAGAATATAATTAGAAATACCATCAAGTGTACTTACATCAGCCTCTTGTAGTGATTGTTTATATTTTATAGTATCCAATATCCTAGTTACCCTAGGTCTTGCATAACGTTCATAAGGCTGTTTTCTATAAGTAACCATTCCCACAAGTCTCGAATCTAGTTGAAACTCACCGCCTTGCTCTGCTGCAGATTTAATCTCTTTAGGTAGTGACTTAATTAGTTCTTTTTCTTCTTCTGTTAGTTCTCCAGAAGCTTTTTGTAATAACTGACCTAGCTCTTGTGGGGGAGTTAATTTTACAGCTACTTTATCAAATAAAAGGTTACCTTCTATATTAACTAGTTGATGATTTAAAACTGTGTATGAGGAGGGAAGAAATCCTTTGGACCATATATTTTTTTTGGCGGCTTTTTCAACCTCCATTAACTGCTCAAAAGAAGCACCTTTTTTCTTAGCAGACTCGACAAGCTTTGCCACTTCCGCATCTTTTTCATCTTCAAATTCAGCATGTAATTTATGAAGCCTGACAGTTTCTGAAGCAGAGTCGCCTTTTTTAGTCTTCTGCCCTGGTACGGGTGATAAAAAAGATACTCTAGGTTCATACTTAGATAAAACTTTATAAGTTACAACATGTCCTATCTTAAAAAAATCAAGAAAAATCCACTCTAGTACTTCTTTAAAATCTACATCAAATGTCCAGGTATCATAAAACTGTTTGATATTCTCATCATCAATATCATTTTCAAACCCTTTCATTGACAAAGAGGCTAAGGCGTTTGTAGCAGAACCAACCAATGGATCAGTGTAATAATGTTTTTCTGCTTGTTTATATAGTGTTTTAGGGTCTTCGTCATAAGGATTTTTACTCAGGGCTAAATCCAAAGTTTGCCGTGAAGTATAGTCTCTATTTATAGTTGCAGCAGATTCAAGCCTAGGTTTAATAGCCATACCAGGTTTATCTAATATAGCTAGATTACGTTTATTTGGTTTGAGCATAAAAACAGATTGACCAGTCTCTCTATTTATCTCTAGAGATTCTATACCAGCATCTGGGTATCTATTTTGTAGATCAGAAGTTAGTTTATTTATATCTATTATATTATCATCTGCCATTTAATAACCTTTATCCTTTTAAAATACTACCAGGAGTACCTGATACTGTAGCTACAGAATCAGTAGATAATATCCATTTAGTAACATCTTTTCTTCCTATTATATCATCCATTGTCCAAGTAGCCTTACCAGATCTACTTTTGGTATAGTCAGCAGGCATATTATTTATCCACCAAGGTGTACCAATAGCTTCACCTCTATTTTCTTCTGACATATTCAATCCTCCTATTATTAAAAGTGGGTACCTGGGTAATCAAAAGCTTTATTTATTTTTTTACCATGTACCAAGGCCCCACTATATAAATACTCTAATTATTACAGAGGTTAGTTAATTATTACCTGTTAAATCTTTTTTAATTTGCTCAACAAGCTCAGTAAAACCAAAACCTTTACTCAATACCTTATCAAATCCAGCTACTGACGGTTCTATAGAATCAAATATATTAGAATAACCAGTCATAGCATAAATCTTAGCATCTTTAAATTTCTTCCTAAAAACTACACCTAAATCAACACCAGATAGTTCCTTACTTCTTAAATTAATGTCTACTATAAAAATATCAAAAGACATAGTCTCTATTAACTGCAGCGCTTCTTCTCCGGTTGTAGCTATTTTATAAGAGTAAGGAGATAGTGCCATAATAGCTCTATATACTGATATTATATTTTTATCATCGTCGATAAATAAAATATTATAATTTTCCATTATAAACTTCCCCCTTATTTAATTCTTTTCTTTAATACCGCGTGGCCTAGTCCGTATTCCAATAGTGGGGGTGCTTGAAAACTTGAAGTGCCTTGAGATCCTAAATAATCAAAACTAGTCCCTACTCTACTACGCACTAAGCCACTTACACTATGAAGAATAGGACCATCTCCCTCTTCGAGTTCCCTCTCAACCTGTCTTGCTCCATGGGCTCCTAATATAAGTGCAGAATATAAATCCTTATTCATATGCTTAGTAGGAGTATCGAAATGCAATATACCAGTAGAAGTTTGAGTAACTACTATATTTAATAACTGTGATTTAAGCGTTATTATATTTATATAAGCCCTAGCTAATAAATCGTTAGTAGAATTAGATGGATTATCTGGAAATAAAAGACTCTTATCCTCAAACATAGCTTTTGTAGTAAAATTGGCATCAGCTATCCAAGTAGGATTAAAATTAACCATATCTAGTATATGTCTTCCTTCTAAATGTATATGATCTTGGTTTCCTCTATCAATAATAGGTTCGGTTTCTCCGTAACCCTCCTCTAATAAATCACATACTGCCTTTCCACCTCCGCCTTTATCCATGAATATTCTAATGATATTATATTGATTACAAAGTTGTTGTACTGATCTTGTAAGTCCTTGTGTGGTCTGCTTTTTAAGTTCTATTACATTAACTATTTTATTAGGTTTACCTATTTCAATAATAACCACACCACAACTGGCGCTTCCCCCCTGATTAGGGTCAATACCCATTATATACTGTTTATTAGGCGCTCCATTGAACTGTAAAGTAAAATCATTCCCTAAAGTACAATCATCTAATAGGGATGCCTTAAAAAATCCCTCTGAATCTGAAACCATGGCAGCTTCATATTCCATACTATACTCATGTCTAGACATAATACGTTTAGCTTCAGCAATATTATTATTATCCAAGAACCCCTCAGGTAAGTCCCAATAAGGTACTTGCCACACTGCATAATCACAATCCTTACCTTGAGCTTCAGCTTCCGCCACCATCTTCCAATGGTCCCTCATACGTCGCCACATATGATTAAATTTATAATACCCTGAGGAAGTCATTACCATCTTGTTAACTTTTTCCTCAGCAAAATCATCAGCAGCAGCAAGACCAGCATTAATCAAACGAGTCTGTTCCTCTAGTCTACGAACTCTTTCCATCGGTGCCAAAGAGGTTGCTCCCATTGGTCTTACTACCATATCCAAAGTTTGATCTGGAACTTGCGCTAACTCATCCACAAGAATTAGATAGAAACGTGATCCACGAATTTTACTACCATCTCCTAGTGGTAGTCCCTCAATATATGATGGAGTTTTACCAGCAACCGACTTAAATTTTAAATAAGCTGTGTCTGAACCACGAGTTGGTTTCTTTGCAGAAGCTTCTCTAAGAATTGAAGATTGATCATATAGTTTCTCTACTTCAGCAAATATCATTTTTGAATTGTGATTAATAAACCCGTTAGCCCAATAACAGTGTTCATTTTTTACTTCTATATCTATTGTTTCTGAAAAGAAGTAATCAACCTCTTTAATTTTAACAAAGTATAACCCTTGTTCATATAATTTTTTGGCTTTATTGTAATTATCCTTTATTAATTTATTTGTAAGACCAATAGCCCTAGCTAAACTTTCTTCTTGATTAAAATGGTTATCTATATAAGCATTAAGCTTTTCTTTCTTTCTTAAGCATCTAAATCCAACAGTATCATTGAATCTTTTGATAAAAGTTTGTCCTGTAATCCTAACTTTATAGGCTTCTGCACATTTAGACGGTTTATTTCCTTGCGATAATTGTCTTATACATGCCTTTTTACTTATACCAAAGTTAGACACTATACCTAAATTTAGTAGTATAGCCTGCACTTCTTTAGCTAGTTGTTTAGAAGAAGTACTAAAGGCAATTTCAGAACCTTTATTTTTTTGCACATAAAAACACCCATCTGTGTCATATAAACCCTGTAAACAAGCTATTAAGTTATCTCGTGAAGCTTTTTTTAAAATACTAGGAATCTTTTTATCCAGAGCTGTTGTTTTAGTAAAACCACACTCTAATAAATACTGGGCTAGTTGCTTACAAAAGTATTGAATTTCCCAAGTATCATTCCTTCTATTCCTTCTATCTATCTTTTCTTCTTTATCTACACAAAAATATCTTCTTAGATTATTCTCAAAAGAGTCTAATAAATCCTGGTCTTCACTTACAAAGTCTACACGCTGTTTTCTTTTATTTTTACTAACAGAAACACAGCCATCACCTAGTAAAAGACCCATCCAATAAGATAAAGAAGGTGTTAATTCTTTAGGTATTAAACAATTTTTAGTTCTCCAATCATGTTCAAATTCAAATTCAGGCATCGAGTTATCATTACCAAAATAATTAAATCCTGTTTTTATTGCTATATATTCATCTTTTATATCCTGTAAGTCTTTAAATTCAGTATCTAAATCATCGTTTAAACACACAACGGCATGATCTATAGTACCAGACAATTCAAATCCTTTTGTAGTTTTTATATACTTACATGCTTTATCTTTATCTGTCCATTTACTGACTACTGTATTATGATTAAAATTTGACTGTACTCTTGTTTTTCCTGGAATTACTTTATTATAAAAATCCTCTGTACCTGTATTTAATCCTTCATTTGTCCAAAACGTAGCAAGTGTGTCTGATTTTATTAACGATTGTCTAAATACTGGGCCAATTAGACCTACCCTATAACCTGGATACAACAAGCAACTTAATGCAGCTAAAGTACCGAGCATAAAAGTTTTTCCCACGCCACGTCCACAAATAGCTATGACGTAGTTCTTAAACCACATGTCTCTAAAAACCAATCGCTGAATAGGTGCTAAATCTACCCCTAGGAGCTCATAAGCGGCTGTACAAGGGTGAGCTCTATAAAACTCTATAAGTTCCTTACCTTGTACCAGCAACGCTTCCATGTTTTGTCTTTTTTTAGCCATTAGTCTTCTTCGCCTTTTGTTTCCTCTATATCAAGCCTGTTGCCATCATAACTTTCTCTATTTTTCCTCATCAACTTCTCTTCAGCTCTTAGTTTAGCCATACGTTTGGCTTGAGCTGCTTTTGCTTGCTGGTCATAGGCTACCGCTAAATCAACAATGGAGAAGCCTTTAAGCTCATTAGGATTAATCCTATCTCGCCTCCTAGAAGACAAGTTTTCTTTAAGTTTTTCATTTCGTTTATCAAGCTTCTCTATAGTAGCCGCCATATCAAGTTGTTTATCAGAGTCACCCTTAGTTTCTTTTAATAGTCTAAACGACAATACTTTATTCATAGACAAACTCATAATGTCATCTAGATCACTAGAAATTAACTCATCAGCATCAAAATCTGCTAAGTATACCTCTACATACTCTCCGTACAATTTCAACTCATCATCATCAAAAATATCTTTAGCTGGCAAAAGGTCTCTAACTTTTCTATGTGCTGGATGTAATTTTGGTCTAGCCATTATCTTTACTCCTCCATTTTTTGTTTGTACATTAGGAGTAATTCAGGAGTTAAAGAATGACCAAACATTTCTTCTATGTTTTCACCATATGAAATCTCTATTCTTAATTTATTCTGTAAAGACTTAAAAGTCAATACATCACGTATATCATCCAATTCCTCCTCTACATTTAATACCCACTCACACATATCATCATCAATTATTCTACAATAAGTATTTATAATTTCTTGTGATAAAGGGTCTTTTCTTCTAAAATAATTCTGTAAAGATCTTGATATTTTATTTTTTGTAGCCTCTTTATGTTTTTGTCCCTTCTTGGCTTCACTTATAGCATGCTTACTAGCTTCACTAAGTTTAAAACCAATAGGTCTACCTTTTCTACCTTGAGTTAGTCTAATCGGTTTCATAAGTTACCTCCGATACTGAAGAAAATTTATTACAACCACTACATATTACACCTACAGTAGCAGTCGTTCCATAAAGTATTTTACCACAATTATCACACCTAATAACGGAAGATCTCCCTTTAGATTTTAACGGTTTTCTAAACTCAAACGGTAAGTTTTTATAATGATCTGCAAACTTACTCTCTTTATGTATTTTCTCATTTAGTTTAGTAACCCCTCCTTCCGGTTCCCATCTTCTAGGCGTTTGCCCAGGTCTTAATTCCCCTGTACCTAAACTACCAAATGTATTATCTTTATTCATATACTTCTCCTGTTCAACTTTCGAGATCTATATTTAGAATTTTTAAAATATCTTCTATCTCTATATACAAAAGCTGCTTAGCTTCCTCTATCCCTAACTCATAATCCTCTTGTAATTTTAAAGGAACTACTACTGAGTCATTAAACCTTTTCCCAGGTTCAGGTCTATCCTCTATAATTCTATTATATACTTCTAAGTTAGCCTTATATTTCCTTACCATAAAAAGCATTGAAGAATCTAGTATTTCTTTTATTAGTGTTATTTTTTTACTATTACTTAAATTATCCATCTGAGAAATACTTAACACAAAAGAAAATAGACCACAGTAACCTTTAAATGCATCCATTACATCTCTAACCACTAAACCTTCACCCTCAAGTAACAAACTATCTAGATACTCAGTACTACTCTTATTAACTCTACTCATGTTTTATATCCTTATATTGAACGTCTAAGAACTTTTTAGACCCTATATAATCACTTATATAAACACAAAGTTCTGGTAAAGTATATTCAGTCATAGGCTTAGCAAAAGCTTTAGTAGTCCAAGGACCATAGTGATAATAAACACTACCATAAATTATGTTATAATCTTCTTCAGTTAGTAATTGAGTGTCTCTCTGTACCTCCATAACCAAATCAGCCGCTAATCTAGGATGATTTTTTAAGGTCCAGCTGGTTTTTTCCTTTCCGCGTTTTAATAAATCATGAATTATACAAGCACTTAAAACAGCATCACGATTACTGTCTATAGCAAGGGCTCTAGTTAGAGCGTAAGCTATATGAAATACTTTTTTAGTGTGTATAATAGTACCATCCCAACTCAATTCATTTAGAGGGTGATACTTACCAGTAGAACTAGCAGGACAATCTGTAAAAATATAATCAGGAGCTAATGCTAAACATAATTTAGTAAATTCTCTAATATTAGAATCAGTTATTAGTGCTAATTCAGCTTCAAACATCTCTTCTCTTTGTTTACTTCTCATTTAATTCTCCAAATACTAGTACGGACGAAGTTGTAAATCATCCGTAGTTAAATTAATTCTTTCGATAGATGTAGAATTGTGATTAGGGTTGTACCCTGGTTGTTTCCAACCACTACCATCTATACTATGCGATCTGCCTTGAGCTATTTTAGGATTAACTACTGTAGCAGTCCACCTATCATTTTTATTATAACTAATAGGGTATCTTTCTCGGTATCTACTTAGTTGGGGTTCTCTAAATTCATTTTCACTAATTGGCATTATACTCCCCCTTTATTCACATAATTAATTACTTTTTTTTCTTATCATCTTTTTTATTTTTCTTAAAAGGAAAACCATCATCTTCTTCGTCTTCCATATCTTTCTTATCTTTCTTATCCTCTTTCATTTTAGCTGCTTGCTCGATAAAAAAGTTCCCAGCCCTTTCCAAAGAAGCTGCATAATCATTATCTTTAGATGATTCTTCCTTACCTATTGATTTCATGATTTCCATAACATTTAGTGCAAACTCAGGAATTTGTTTCCCACTCCACTCATAGTGCACACTCATATACTCATTATCACCCATTTTAGAAGAGATACTAGCGTAATTATATCCATCACTGTATCTACTAATAACAGCATTCTTAACCGTTTTAACATCAATACCTACATTAAAGTTACTATCTTTCATTTTCAATCTCCTTTTTAATTTCTAAAGCTTTTAATTTCAATTCATCTAATGTACCATTATTATCTACCACAAAATCGGCATCACAAAAGTCATCAAGAGATGTCTCTGAGGTATGCTGAGTATTATGTATTTTAATATCATGATTTCTATTTATTTTTATATGGTAACCTCCACGATCTGTAACAGCTTTAATTTCGTCAGGGAATCTACCATCGGTGATAATAACATTTTTAAGACCACTACTGTCTATATGATTAAATAACTGTTTTATCCAAAACTTATTATCTATAGTTCTATAAGCTTCAGTACCCATATACTGCATAATCTCTCTTGGAGTCCAATACTCTATCTCAGATAAGTCGTTATCAAGTAGAGTTTTAGGATACCTCTTATCAGGTACTTCCTTTAAGTCACCATACAATTGGGCGGAGCTTAAACCAAAATCGTTAGCTAACCTTTCTTTAAGATTATTAGCGTAACCCATAATAAAATAATTAGCATCCATTACATCTTGTAACATTTTACCTAAGGTGTCTTTTCCACATCTAGCCTTAGAGCTTATAACTATTAGAGCCATTTTAATTCCTTATTTATTTTTTAAAAGTCTAATTACACTACAAAATGTATCCCAATCTTTTATACCACTTAGTGCTTGCTTATCATAGGCGTTTTCCATAGGTACTCCTTTATATTAATCAATAGTTACTCTCCAATCAAGCTGTCTAATAGCGCTATCAATACTAACAAACTCGTGCAATAAACCGTCCCTTTGTTTTTGTAAAGTTATTATATCCAAACTTTTATTATCAGAACCAATAAGTTCCGTAATAACAGCTACTTTTAATTCTATAGCTTCTCTGAGTTCAATAGCAGTACTAAGAGTTACTTCAGTATCTCCTATACTAATCTTAGACTGTGTATTAGCCTGAATTAATATTAAATTTATAGTTTGTAATTTATTAATATAATTTAATAACACAACTACAATACCATTAGCTTCTATCTCATTTACAAGCCCAGAAGATAATTTTCTCCTGAGCTCGTTTATTTTTTGTTTTAATAATATACGTTCATCTAATTTTTCTCGTAAGTACATAATCTCCTATTGTTTAATAGCGTAAGCTTGTTGAACAATTACCGCAGTACTTAATATTACTTTTCCAACGATGGCCACAGGTTGGGCAAGTAACTTTAGTTTTAACAGTAATAGGTTTTTGTATTTTTTTTCTTTTAACCTCACCTTTAAGGTTTAGTATAATTGTGTATGGAAAAAGTTCTAACTTACCAATAGCCCCAGTAACAAACTCTTGAAAAATCTCTTTACCAGGGACTGTGATACCTACGGCATTTTCGGGCTCATTATAGTCAGATACAATAGATTCAAATTTATTTGCAGAATAAGCAAGAGGATCACAAAAGTTACCATAACGAATACCAGTTTCTTTAAAAAAAGAAGGTCTAGTCTGGCTAATAAACTCTCGTTCCTCAAACCTATAAGTTACTTCTATCAAACCATCCTCTATTAAATTACCTCTAAATTTAGATATAGACTCAGTACGCTCTATAAATCTAAATTTATTAGTAACTTTTAATCCATTCATAAATCCTTTTAATTCTGTAGACCCGTTAGGATCAATTATTATACTATTACCATTTAAAACATCCTGACCGTCGACTTTCACCTCTACGAGTGCCTTTCTACTTTCTTTATTTTTTAATAAAAGAGAGTAGTCTGAACCAAATGGTAATCGTACTACATTATTATTGAATTCTCTTAATACTTTACCCTTATGCTTAATCACTACTATAAAATTATTACCGTACATTATTTTTATCCTTTAACGGGCTACTAGTTAAAGCCCCTATTTATTTTAAACTAGTTAGTGTTATTATTAATTAGTTACTATACAGGTGTTACATCTATTGCTTGAGTACCTTTATCGGTAATTTTCAACGCAAACGTAACTGCTTGTCCATCAGTCAAAGTTTTATACCCTGATACATTTATAGCACTATAATGAACAAAATACTCCTCTGTATCCATTTCTTCCTCGTAGACAAATCCATACCCTCTGTCATTATTAAACCATTTTACAATTCCATCAATCTTTTCTACCATGTTAATTATTCTCCATTTTTTAATTTTATTTTAGTTTTTACTAGTCATTGTGGCCATAATGATTAGTAATTATAATTCTTATTTTTAATTTAATCAAAGTATTTTATCACTATACATCTAGAAGTTACATTAATAGTTATATTTTATATCTATTATTTAATATAGCCTGATACCAAGACTTATGCCACTCTCTATCTTTATTAGCCCTTGAATTACAAGAGCGACATACCGTTATTAAATTACTTGGTTTACAATTCTTTTTATTATAATCTATATGATGGATTGTTAGTACCTTGTCCCTATTCCAACAAACAGGATTTAGACACACATTCCCATCACGATCCATAATACCTTGTTTATATTCTTTATCCTTCCATGCTTCACAATAAGGGTCAAATGTAATACCACCTCTCCAATTCGGAGTATTTGATCCAAAATAGTTATTAATATAACATGTAGAGCATCTATTACCTTGACTAAAATTATTCCAAGTCACATAATTAGTATGTCCATTATCACATATGTATTTTAATTTCTGTTTTCCATTTCTATATTCAGTAGACAGTAAAGTATATCCTACTTTACTAAACTCATCTTTTATATACTCTACATTGTGTCTAACTTTACCAGAGCACACTGAGCACCTATTACCGTTACTCCAATTTGCCCAAGTAATATTTCTAATATGACCTTTGGGGCATTTAACTTTTAAATTAGAAAAAGCATTTTTATATTTATTTAATAGCACATAACCCTCTGACGCTAGTAACTCAAACACATCATCAGTAGTTAACTTGGCATTATTACTACATATAGCACATCTACTATTTTTAGAACTCCAAGCATCCCAAGAAGTACTATACTTATGACCATTTGGACATATATAATCTAATTTTTCAGAACAATTTATATATTCAGAGGTTAATAAAACATACCCCTCGTCAGCAAAGGCTTTCCTTATACTCTCGATTGTTCTTCTTCTTACTCTACCATTAGGATTACAATAAGAACATCTTCTTCCAGTTTGCCATTTATTCCACGATATTTTATATTTATGCCCTTTAGGACAAATATATTCTAACAACGTAGCTGAGTTTGTATAACTAGTAGCTAATAATTTATATCCTTCAGACTCAAAAGAACTTTTTACATATTCTATAGTAAGCTTTTTAGACATATCACTCTACTAACTCAAAATGAGGTCCGTCGAAGAATTTATTATTCATTTTCCTATTAGAAGACCAGTCGCCTCCCCATCGAATATTTATACCCATCTGTGATGCTACGCCAAGAACAAACCCCGCAAAAAGTACAAATTTTTCTTTACTCTCCCAAGGGATACCCTCCCCTACATAATACGGAGTTACATCAACTGCTTTAGATGGAAATGTATTGTGGTTACTATTAGGCCACTTTACTTTAGAACGTCCAGAATTAAATGCATTATCTTGTTCCGTTTGCTCTCTATGCCCGCATATAACACTACAATCGTAATACTTAATAATCTCATTAAATAATCTTTGTAGAGCTACATCAGTTGTTTCAAGATTTCTTTTAGATCTTTTTCCAAACTCTGGCATATTTCTATCTCCTGCTGATTTAGAGGTTACATTAATGTTTATAAATTAGCCGCCAATAAAGCACCATTAGCCACAGAAGTTAGTGGAGAAGCTGCTAATCTTACTTCCGATATCTTTATAGGTAACTCTGTTTTAGCTAGTTGTTCTTCTACTCTTCTAACAAAACCTTCAGCTAGTGCTAAGCCTCCAGATACTACCAGAGGTATTCCATCTTTAAATACTGGAAGTTTTTTACTATTCTTTTTTAACTCATAAGCTATATTCTCTATAGTGTATTTAATAACATTATTGTAGTAAACACAAATTGCATCAGCTATATCACCTTTAGGATTATATAAATCAGTTCCAGCTTCTTTTTCTTGTAGTACAAGAGACGGAGATATATCTAACGCGCGTCCAACTGAGCTATCTATAAAATCACCAGACTTGGTCATAGAGAATTCTAGTAAAGGGTCGCCATCTACTATCACAATGCAGTTAGCCATCCCAGCCCCAAAACTAACAGCAATACCGACCAACCCATCATCAATTAATTCAGAAAGTGCTATAGCGAATGCTTCATTAATAGGCTGTGGGGCATAGCCCAAACTTCCAAGATACTGATTAATAATTTCCGTATGATAAAGAATGTCAAAGTCACTGTCAATAGGAGCGGCAGGTACGCTATATACTACCTTTGAACCAGGAACAGCTTCGCCTAATAAATTTTTAATAATTAATTTAATTATTGGCAATGATTTTTTTGACTTAGGGCTAATAACCCCCTGACTAAGAGGTCTTTCAGCAACTCCTCTACGCTCTATAGCAATATCTAATGCATCATCTCCTATCACTATAAATGATCCATCTGTATCTATAATATAGTCAGCATCTCTTTTATCCAACGACATTTTAATAGCGTTACTATTAACTTCTGATTTAGGTACTAGTCTATAGAATGCATCACGTTGCATTTTGAATATTGGATTTCCTTCTGTATCCATACTAGATGCAATTAGAAGATTAGTTCCCACATCTAGTCCTTTATGTATCAGTGCTTGTGTAGTTGGAACTTCTACAACCACACCAACAGCTTCATTTTCTTCAGTCATTTATATCTCCTATTTTTTAGGTAATTTATCCATAAGATTTTTTAATTTATTTATGTTAGCTTCAGTATTAGAATTATACTTAATCTCTTTAATTTTAACATGAGATTCCATTTTATCTTCAGCCCCTTTCTTAGACGGGTCAATAAATATATCATCCATAGAAGGTCTATCAGATCCTTCTTCTGATTGAGTATTACTAATTGAAGGCGCGCTACCTGTTAAACTTGATAACTTAGTTATTTTATCAGTTAAACTTAAAATAATGTTATCTTTAGACTCAAGTACCGCCTCTTTCTTGTCTAAAACTAGTTCCATTTTATCCATGGTTGTAGTAATTTCTACTATTTTTAACTCAAGTTGTTTAATATTTTGTATATATTTTTTTTCTAACTCAATCGAAACCTCTGCTATTGCCTCATTCAACATATCATCTACTTGCTGCTGGGAATAACCACTAGAAACTATATTACTACTATTAGCCAATTTAATTATTTCAGCTTTAAGTTCTTTTATGTCTTCAGAAGCGTTATTTACTATAGAAGCCCTACTCTGAACATTTCTTGGTCCAGTAGAACTCAATCTTCTACCTCCTTTTAAGGAGGACTCTTTATTATATATCATTATTGCACCTCAACTCACTGTAACTACAACCAGGTAATTTATGCACATCTTTATGACATTCTTTACAAAGTGTTATACAATTAACTACGTCATTACCTAAACGAGGATTTTGAGTGTACCCTTCGATGTGATGACAATGAAGTGTGGCCTCTTTTTGAGTAGCACCACAAATTTGACATCTCCAATTATCTCGTTCAAAACAAAGCTGCCTAATTAGAGGATCAACTTCCCGCGAGGTTGCTTTTTTAAAACCTTTAGGATATAACTCTTGCCCATAGGTAGGGCAAGATTCTTTACAATAATTAGAACAATATAGATAACAATCACCTCTACAATTACCTAACCCGTCTAAAGCACTCACCCTCGACTGTATCTGTAAATTAGTTGGTATAAAATATCCATTACAGTATTTACAAAGCACTTCCAAAGAAACCCCGTCTTTAGCTAATCTTGGTAACTCGTCTACAGTTAATCTACCACAATAAGTTTCATAATTTGCTCCACTTTTATAATACTTTTGGAGATATAACAATCTATCAGTTTTATTTTTTTTATAATATAGCATACTCTTATCAGATAATCTAGCCTTATTACTCTTTCTATAAAGCTTATTAACATCAGCAATTCTCTCTTTATTACTATTTCTATATATTTTAGATTTTTTAGCTATCTTTTCTTTATTTTTTTGATAGTATTGTTTTTGTTTAGACAAACTAACTTCTCTATTATCATAATAATAGTCACTAGACTGTCTATTAAGTAACTCTTTATTAGAGTCTCTATATAACTTTCTGCATGACTTGCAAACGTACTGTAATCCATCAGCATTACATTTGCATTTACCAAAACATGTAATGCTTTTAGAAATACCACATCTGGTACACACCTTAATACCATCCTTAGCCATCATTTACTAAAATCACCTCTTATCTTGTATTTTGTCAATAACACCATAAGTAACAGCCTCTTCAGCTGACATATAGAAGTCCTTCTTCATATCTTCTTTCACTGTTTCAATACTTTGACCTGTAAACTCTACATAGTATTTTGCCATCTTCTCATATAAATGTTTAGTGTGTGCAAAACTATTTTCCATTTCATGATATTTACCTTGATGCCCGCTGCTTAACTCATGTAACATAATCGATGAATTAGTTAGTGCAAAACGTTTGCCCTTTGTGCCTGCAGCTAGAATAAATGAACCTGCTGAGGAAGCTTGTCCATAAGCTAACGTACAGATATCTGGTTTAATATAGTTCATCGTGTCAAATATTGAGAACATAGCGGTTATTTCACCGCCAGGACTATTGATATACATATTAATATCTTTAGTGGCATCGGAAGATTCAAGAAACAGTAACTGTGCTACTACAGCATCAGCCATGTGCTGATCAAAAACTCCCTTAATAAAAACTACGCGGTCCTTTAACAGACGAGAATAGATATCGTAAGTCCTCTCCTGTCCTTTATCACCTTTTTCAATAACGTATGGTACACTCATAATTCTTTAATTCCTTTTTCGTTAATTAATTCATAATTATGCGGGACCATCCCACATGTATATAATATAAACATATTTAGTTATTTGTCAAGTATTTTTTTAATCAAGCTAAAAACTGTTTCACTACTGCTTTTATTATTACCATATCTTCTTGTTGTAACACAGGATTTAACAACATATCCGATATAGTACAATTTAAATTGTTATACAGTATGAGAAGAGGTCTATCTCTCCAAATCATATGAACGAAACTTAAACAAGCATTTTGGCTCTTCAGAGTGATAGTTCTTTCGGCTACATACTTAGTAATATTGTTATCAACCATAGTTATTAGTATCCATTATCCTATTATGATGTATTTAAACGAGTTTAAACATACCTTAGGGCTCGTTACAAATAAAACTGATAGTAGTGTACCAACTAAGGTATAAGTACATTCTTAATACCTACTAAGGACTACTAGTATGTTATTAAACTTAGTTTACTCTTGTATCTTCTGTGAAAGGTAAATAACTTACACAAAAAAATACCTAGAAGAACTTCCTTAATCAAGACTTATTTTTAATATTATTGCGTGAGTTTCTTTATTTTTAAAGTATTGCATTTTTCCAAAAATGCTATTAATACTTATGAATTAAATACTAGTCATAAGTATTGTTATCTTATTATATGAGTATCTTCTTATATTGGGTACATTTCGGCCCCTTTCACATGGGTACATTTTGGAACTGTTGTCTGGTATGAGGGGCTCTTCATCCCCTTAATTCAGCAAGCATTATTGGACCCATACTTTCTTCCCAAGCAGTTTGTTTTTCTTGATCGGTGGTTTCTAAGTCTAACATAATATCCTTAAATAAGTGTTCTCTATAATTTTTATTACTGCCTTTATGTGTTCCTAGCATATATACATTTTGACCATTACTTACTTTTCTATTTTTTTTAATCCATCCAGCATTAAGTAATAGTTTAATATGTTTTTTAGTTTTGCGCTCACCCATTTTAGTGAATTTCATTATTTCAACTATAGGGTATGTACATGCTAATATACCTTCATCAAAATAGTTTTTTTTAATAGGGTATCCTGTATAATCATTCCAAGTGTTTCGTATTATTTTATCCCATAGTACTGAGTAAGTAAGGATTGCTCCATTACGAAGTATCTCTATATTCATTTCTTGTTGTTTTGTTAACTTATCTTTAGTACTAATGCTTTTACTGTATATTTTAAAAAATGTATCTGCCATTAGTCTACTTCCTCTGACATAATATCTTTGAATAGTTTTATATTACCATCTATATGCGTTCCTAATATATAAACACATTGACTAGAGAACCCATCTTTATTTATTTTTATCCAGCCCTTATCCACAAGGGTTTTGATAGCCCTATTTAATACTTTTATGCCGCACCCGAGTTTGGCCATTAGTGTTTTTTTGCTGAGACTTGCTACAATAAACCCTTTATCATAGAAATCTCTTTTAAGCGGTGGAAACTTGCATAAATGCCAATAACCTTTATATTCTGGTGCAGACTGCTCCAACCAGTACTCATCCGTGTAATACTCATCAGCTATGTTGAACCATAAGTATCCAAATAGTTTTTTTGAAACATCTTTTTTCATAATTTTAGCTCCTTGGCTCAATTACTGTATTTCTTTTTACTGATTATTAGTTATTTAGTATACAAATTCCCTTATTAATCTGTATCTATTAATTGGAGTATACATACTACATTCATGAACTATTGTGTCTAAATCTTCCCCTGTAATTAAACATTTATATTGCTCTAAAAAAAGATCGAAGTCGTCTGTGTCTTCTAAATCAAACATTTCTGCATAATAATCCTTATCTTCTTGTGTTATAGGTTCAAGCAGTCTTGATAGTCTATGTTCGCATGTAGAGCACTTTGATTTTTCAAGTAGGTTAATGATATTCATAAATGATCTCTCCAGTAACTAGTTATTATTTAAATCTATACCTCTTTGTTTATATGCTCTTTTAATAGTAGTATCATCTTTTCCATCTAATATTTCACCAGAGCGTTTCATTCTTTTAATCTTATTGTTTATTGATTCACGAGTTCTGTTAGGAAACATGTCCTCTAGTTCTTTTATAGTCATAGTTTCATAATTGTCAAGTAATAATCTTTTTTCTGAGTATCCCCAACTTTTAGTTTTCATTTATAGCCCCCTTGTTATTACACCTAAGTTCATAATACCCACATCCTGGAAGCTTATGCACATCTTTATGGCATGTTTTACATAAAGTAGTAGTGTTAGTCACATCATTTCCTAAACGTGGATTCTGGGTGTATCCTTCGATGTGATGGCAATGTAGTGGAGCTTCATTTTGAGTTGCTCCACAGATTTGACATCTCCAATTATCTCGCTCGAAACACATTTGTCTAACTAGTGGATTTACTTCGCGAGAAGATGCAGGTTTGAATCCTTTAGGGTATAGAATTTGTCCGTATATTGGGCAAGATTCTTTGCATCCAGCAGAACAATATAATAAATTTTCTGATGTTATTATTCCATTTATAGCACTTATTCTATGTATTACTTGAGAATTAGTAGGCATAAAATATTTACCACAATAACGGCATTTAACTTCTAGTGACTTATTATCCTTAGCAAGTCTGGGTGATTCTTCAATTGTTAATTTATCTTTGTATGGGTAGTACTTTGCATTTGATTTACGATATTGGTTTTTGTTGCTTGATATTTTTTCTTTATTGTTTTCTCCATATAGTTTTGATTTTTTATCTAGGTGTTTTTTATTATTTAAATAGTACTGTTTAATGTAATCTGCTAATTCTTCCTTATTGTCTTTTTGGTATTGTTTAATATATTTAGCTAGTTTTTTCTTATTATTTTTACGATACGTTTTATTATATTCCGATGTTTTTTCTTTATTATTTATACAGTACTGTTTAGTTTGTTCATTCATCTTAATTTTATTATTTCTATAATAATTTTTACTATATTTTAGTGTCTTTTCTCTATTTCCTTCTCTATAAACTTTATTACATATACTAATTTTGTTTTTATTAACTATTCTGTATTCTTTATCGCACAATTTGCATCTATAACTTAAACCGTCTTCGGTATTTTTATTTTTACTAAAGTCACTATAATTTTTTTCTTTTTTACACTTAGTACATCTTTTCACAATCTTTATCCTCCTCTTTAAGTACTAAAAAACAATTCAACTGCTCAGAATTATTAATTGACATAACAGCCTTTGTCTCTTGAGAATGTCTAAAATTTTTACGTATGCTAGATGATTTTTGTTTTACTGTAGAATTACATACAAAACATTTAGTACTGCAATATAATCCTTTGGTAATACTTCTCACTAAACAATACTCATTACAGGTTTCACATATTTTTATATAGTAAGTAGCTGTACCTTTTTCCAATTACCATTTCTAGTAAGTAACATATTACTAATCATCGAATTGAGAATGTCAAATCCTTATTAAAAGTGTTTAATATTATAGAAGTTACTTTATTTATAGTTTTTAAGCCTGGTTCTAAATTTATATAATTGATTTTATGTTGATCTAAGACAGATTTAATTATACCATCGATATCTATTGCCTCTGCTTTAGATTGCTTTCTACCAAATTTTTCATACTTAATTGAATTATTTCTCGTCAAATATATATTTAAATTATTATATGAGTTGTATACACTCATAATATAGTCCTCAAACTCCTTAGTTAGGGTGTTCCTTTGATAAACTAAAGAAAGCAGTAGTGACGTATCAGTAACTACTACAGCCGCTTTATTCTCTATTCTAGCGAGTCGTCTATTTTGTTCCCCAAACACTGAACCTTGCATACTAAGTGCTTTCCAATTTTCTTCAAAGGTTAATTCTTTAGGGTATTCAGTCACTAGTTCACAATCTATATAGTGTAATTTTAGTAATGAAAATATTCCTGAGGCGGACGCTGATTTTAGACTGCCAGGTCCTCCTAGGAAATTTATTATTAGTGGTTTTTTAATACTCAAATTCTTTATCCTTTTTACTATTCATAAAAATGGCTAATTGTTCTTTAGTATTATTTCCATACCCAAAATATTTATGGAATTTTATATGGCATTTTTCACACAGGGTTATACCATTGTCAACATTTAATCTATACTTAGGATAAGCTGAATAAGACATTATGTGATGAGCCACTAAATTACCACCTTTATCATCATTACATTTTTTACAATTGTAATTATCTTTTTTATACACCTTAAGTCGCCAATCTATATAATCTGTATAATCCCTGTTACGTATTCTATCTTCATCAGATAAGTTTGGGTTATACCTATAGCTGCTTTTGCCACTGTTTGCTTTAGATATTATTAATTTATGTGCTTTGGACATTGACTTACCATACCTTGGGTTATTATCTCCTAAATTTGCACAACGCTTACTGCAAAAAGTATTTTTCTTACTTTTTATTCTTAAAAATGTTTCTTTACAAAGGGGACAAATATCTATTACGTAAATATCCGACCCCTTTCTAAAAGTGCCTCTAGTAGTTAAGTATACATTCTCTAAATTATCCCAACAAATAATCATTTATTACCCTATTGTTTTATCTTGTAGTAAATCAGCTATTTCTAATATATCACTTCTATATGAGTTCTGTAATTCAACATAAGCTATAGATCTGTGTGGTAGAACTCTAAGTAATTTTAATAGACCTGATTCTGATGGCTTAACTACGTTATATGTTTGTTTTAAATCACCAAGTAGTATCAACCTACCAGAAGCCGATGGACGACTTAGAATCATGCTCATATAGTCTACAGTAATAAGTTGAACTTCATCTACGATTAGTGTGTCGTTATCTAGAAGAGATAGTCCTTGAATTGAATTTAAAGATATAGGCTCAAACTTTTCTTTAAAAATTATATCTTTAACGTAATCATAGCGTTTCTTTATGTCTTGACCTCTAGTATTTGAATAGATATAATATAGAGCGCTCATAAAACCAGCAAGCCAGTCTTGCATTTTATCCATTTTATCCCCAGGAAGAAATCCCAACTCATACTTAGAATTAATTCCTATAGGTGCTCTCGACACAAACACTTTTTTATCTCGATCTTTAGCTAATGCCGCTGCTGAAGCCAGCAAAGTCTTACCAGAGCCCCATCTGCCGGTGATTAAGCAATGAGGGGCTTCTTTGAGTGCAAATATAGCGCATACTTGATAAGCATCTCTTGCTTTTACAGTAGTTTGTTCTACTTTTATTTCCCTATATTCAGGATTATCATCTATTTTAATAAATACTTTTTTTATGGGATTATGTGCATATATAATCGTGTTAGGGGTAGGATTTTTAATAAATACAAAAAACCAGGAGTTTTCATCTAATGATTTTTCACTGGATCTTTCAAATAAATCAAATGTGTTTGAATAATCATTACCGTTTGGGTCATCACTAATGTATCTCCCATAACCAAATACACCTTCTTCACAATTCCAATAAAGAGCGTCTTGTTCAATGTAAACATAAGGATTAAATAAATTATTTAACACAACATCAAAAAGCTTTACCATCACTCCTTGAGATTCAGCGATTATTGACATTGACATATCTTTTGTAGCCAGTACTGCTCCGTGTTTTTTTGCGGAAGCTATAATAGCTTGATCATTATTGAACGTGCCATTAAACGCCTCAGTGTCAAATTCTATCTTATCTGGAAATTCTTTTTTAAAGTCTATAATAGCTCTTATAGCCTCTCTCGCACTATAAGAAGTGTCTGGTTTAAATTTATGTTTATCTAGTTCTTGTAATACAGTAATAGGCAGAATTAACTTTATATATTCTTTTGAAAGTTTAAATAAGATTTTTGAGTCATCAAGTAATAAGTTAGTATCAATAACTACTTTAGTGTTGTTTTTTATTGACTTAAGCATAAATAAGTCTCCTTATTGTGTATTGGGATTTATTTTGAAAAAACATAGGTTAGTTAAATACACTAACACTTTTTATGAACAAAACTGGGAAGGGGTTTTATAAAATCATTGGCATACTCTAGCTCCTAGTAAATATATATTGTAAGAAGGTAAGAGGCTAACCTCCTTAATAATAAGAAGGTTAGTTAAAGCTAGATTATAGAGAGATGTATTAATAATTTCATCGATATTACAGTGGGGGACACTGTTGAAGTTTGTTGTTAGTATTATGGCTACAGATTTTTTTATCAGTTCGGCCTTTAGGCCGTAAAACCCAATGCTTTAGCTTTGGGATATAAGCCTTTGCTTTAGCAGTTTTTGTTAGATATGATTCATTTACCGCAACAAGGATATTAGTAAGTCACCAAGCCGCAATTGTTTGTCAATTTACGACAACGTTTAATGCCAAAAGTATCTAATTTTTTTGGATTAAGAATGTTCTCAAAAGTAATAACCTCACCTTTGTTTTGCACGCCTTTACAAACTTGTATCATTGATTCTACGTTGACAACATCACCTTTTCGGATCTTGTAGTCAGTGATTAAACTTCTCATTACTTTTTTTCCTGGGATTGCAACTATAACTGTTGAGTTAAGCTTCCCCTCAACCATGAGAGATTGTTTTAATTCGGTAAGACTCTTTTTCTTAGGGTCTTGTCCTGCCCGTCGTTTACGATTCCAGGCTACTATCTTTTTCTTTTTTTCCGGTATTGAGTCAAAAATCATATATCTACGATCCGTAGATCTTAACGTAAATGACCGGGTGTGCCTAGGAAATTGTCTCATATTCAACTCAGAATTATAATCTTTCCAAGAGTAATCTTGTAAATCCTGATTTCCTAAACTGTCGTTGAATGCAATGAGGCTTGCATCACTGGCATGAGATTTAATAATATTGTCTCGATTCCTAACGCCACTCGTAATATATCCGTAAGTGTCTTGAATTGGACATTTGTCTTCAAATTCATTCCAGATCGTTTTCATGACTGAATTTAAAACTCCAGCATCACGGTATCCGTTTACAGAAGTAGATTCCTTTGGACATTTTAATCCATTTTTGTGAACTTTGTTATGACAATTTTCACACAGCAATATTAAATTTTCAGGTCGATCTGAACCACCATTACTCTTCCAAGTGATATGATGAACTTCGTTTCTAATTTTACCAACATCTTTTTTACAGATTTGACATTGGTAATTGTCTCTATTCCTTACATAACTTTTTACGTTTTCAAAACCAAATTGTAATCCTTTTTGATACCAAAAAGATTGGACCTTTGGAGTAATCATCTTGTGGATATCAAATTTATTATACTCTAAATGAATTTTAACTTGTTCAATTGGAACCAACTTTAATAACTTTGCCAATACATTTCTATGCGATTGGATCAAATGAAGATGAGTAACTTGAAACTTATGTTTACTTCGATTTTTCCAAATAGGGTGCTTGAACTTAGCATTTCCAGCCCCATACTTTTTTTTGATACCTTTTCGAGCCAGATATCTTCGACTGCGGCGATACATTCTTTTGGCATCAAGCCCTTCTTTGATCTTTGCTGTGCGTAGGTATACCTCTCCGTTAATAAGTTTAGTAATAACATCCCTTTGGATTTTAAATACTGCAAACCCAATGTTCGCATATCCAGGATCAATACCTATTCTAAACTCACAATTAATTGTTTCACTTTTATAAAATACTTTTGTTAATAATTGAACAATAATTACGTCTTTGTTTAATCGTTTTATAACTTTAGCTTTCTTGTTTCGAATCAACCTTCCCACCATATCGTGTTTTTTGGTAGGGTGGCCGATATTGTTTCTTGCGTCTACAATGTAAATCATCTTTTCCCCTCTTAATAAATACCCATTGATCGGGCAAACTAAGAATAGTTCGGTTCGTCTCCCCCGACTTAATCAAAAGTAATACTGATCTTCGTTACCTACTAATCAGCAATGAGGACTTGTAATGCTCCGCTTACCTCCATTGCTACGGACTGGGAGTGGCATCCGTAGGTGAACTCTCGATTAAACGTCTGTTCAATCCTGAATTAAATCAGCTTGCTGTTGATTGCAAGCCCAAGTCCTTTAGGCTTGGGTAATTGACTATTATTTTGTAAGTATGTGTTAATGATGGTTGATTGGTCATCAGAAGATAGGTTATTAAATAATTCGTTACACATAATTAAGCAATCTGTTGGTGACACATCAATTGTTAAATTAAACTTTGCTCCGCTTGTTTCTAAGGTAGTTTCAAAAAATTTCTTACTCATAGTCCTCCTAAATTCTAAAATATTTTTCTAAGATGTGACACGCCTCTTCTTCAGTACGTACCCAACAATTAACCACACTTTTAACAAACGGATGGTTGCATTTGGCATCTTTGGTAGGGTCTCCGTCCAAGATCCCTATTACGGCTTTATGGTTATTATCGTGATACCATGCCAATTCAAAAAAAGTACCTATCATGTCTTTGGCTGTGTCATAATGATTCATATTTGCTATAGCCCCTGTAGACTTCATAACATACATCTTGTCTTTAGGAACTAGTAGGTTAATCCCTTCAGTGGTATACACCTTAGTTCTATCTGGATCAGATCCGTCGCTGTATTCTTTTTGTACTGATTTATTAAATTCATTTTTGCATGGGTCAATGAAATAAAACTGTCTATCACCGTTAAAATGGTTTTTTACTCTTTTTCTCCAGTTATAAGTTTCTGGCTCATTAACGCTGATTTGTCCAATTAAATAAATCTTATCTCTCATAACCATAATTCCTTGTTTCTAAGTGTGTTTTTAAAAAAGCTATTTCATTTTCAATGGTGATTTTTTCTTTTCCTTTTGTAACATCTAATATTGTATTTAATAAATTAAGTTTTTTTATTAAATTATCATTCTGTAATTTTTTTTTCATAATATTAAATCTTCCTCAGTGTAAACATCTCCGTTTAGTTCAATCTTACTATTTTCATAATTTTCTATGACTCGTCTATAGAATTCTAGTTTAGCTCCTTCACATGCACCTATTATATCATTAAATGTTGAATAACACTTACCGTTGTGTCTCATATACTTAAGTAATAACTCTGTTATCATAAAATTTAATTCTCCCGATGTTTCTGGAGTAGTTATGTCGTTTCTTCTAAATTGTTCAATATATGGCATTATATCTCCTTTTTATCCAACACTGATGTTTTTATATAACCAACTATCGTAATGTTTTCTAATACTTTTGGCATATTCATGTTTGTCTTTAAACTCTTCTCTTTTGTATATTGATTTGTCTATTAAAAACTTTATTTCCTCGTCTACAAACTTTTCATCTAAGTCTGTTTCAGGTATTACAAAGAAATCGCTATATTTCATTTTAAGTTTTCTCCTGATAGTGTTTAAATTTACTTATTAAAACATAGTGTTATTATCCCTTTTTTAAACTATCTATATAGAGCATCTGTCTAGCTATAGTAGACATCAGCATTACTTCAATTATATCTGAAGCCACTTCCTCTGTCGTGGTGTTGAATTTAGTTGCAGTAGTTTTAACTCCCGGATCTATTAACAATTCATTTTCTACTGATTGTATGTACTCCATTACTTCGTATGTTTTTTCTGTTAGTTTTGGCAAGTCAATTTGATCCTCGAAAGTAGGGTCACTTTGGTAAAGTTTGGACAAGGTTTGCCCAAGGTTGTTCATAATTTCTTGTTTCTCTATAAAATCTGATAATTTACTCGTCATAATTAGTCCCTTAATTAAATTTTATTAAATAAATCATCTATTGCATCAATTAAAGATGTTTTTAATTTAGCTAGATCATTAGATTGCATAGTTATAACTGGTTGCTTTTGTTCTGTACCATCTTCAAATACTATTCTTATATCACTAACACCGGTAGCAAAATTTCTATCATGTAATCCAATTGTTGCTATTAGTTGATATTTATTTTTCTTCATTTTTAATTCCTTTATTAGTTAATATTATTTCCGACATGTATATATTATAAGCATGTTTTTATGTTTGTCAAGTTTTATTTACTAAAATATTTTTTACCTAAATGAGTTAGTCTAAATGCAAACATTGAACCACCATTAACATTCCCTCTAACTGTTACTTCTAATAATCGCTCATCCGCGAATTCATCTAAATAACCCCAATCATTTTCTTCTATGTCAATATAAACTACATCCGAATTAGGAGACTCTAAGATAGCTCTTTGTATAGCCCTTCCTTCTGTAGTTTTTAATAAAGCTTTTATATAAGGTTCTCGTTTTTTTATAGCTTTATCTATTTTATATTTTAACCATACAAATTTAAATGCATGACTTAGTGCCGAAAGTGGTACAGTCATATTAACCCTCCTTTTCTTTTGCTTTAAAGCCTGTATAAAAAGCTATCGCTGTGCCAGCTACCGTACTAAATGAGTAGTAAAAAGGCGCGAAGGTATCAATCGCTAACCCAAACAATGAACTAACCATTAATGCTAATGTAATAAAGATATAAATTAATACGGTGCTAAATAATACTACACGTCTAGCCCTATTAGGCTCTTTCTCTGCCCATTCTATTAGTTCTAATACATTAGTCATTTCCATTATAGTTTATCCTTTTTCTACATTTTCTATATACTCCTTATATAGCTTTAATTCTTTTTTATTTAGCATACGGCATTTAACGGCTGTACCTTTCTGGCTACCTATAAAACAAATTTCTTCAGTAGTACAATTTTCTGCTTTATGCGGTCGTCCATGTAAACAAGTATCATGACAATGGTCCACTTTCTTTTTTTTATTACATATATAATAGATCATATTATAAACCCCTGTGTTATAGTATAAGTATTTAGGTACATCTAATATAGCTTTTTAATGACCATAATGGTATTTATGAAATAGATAGTTGATTTAGAACTGACCATCATGTTCATTATAATTTCAAAGATAAAGGCGCAACTACTATCTTTAAAATTATAACTATAATTGTTATTATTGAAGTATTCAGTCTTCTAGTATTCAGTCTTCTAGTATTTACCCCATAGTATTTTTCATACTAGTAATAATGATTGTTTCAAAATAGTGCTTAAATATTTAAATTAAAAAAATAAATAAACAAAAAAAATATCTGTATTATGTAATAAGTATTTTTAACTACCCACTCACGCAAGAATGTTTTAAATTTATAAGCTTTCATTGTACTTATCTGTTCTTAGTTCTTTATCAGTACCGTCCAGGTAGTTACTTGTTAGACAATAGAACTTATATAGAATGTCCGATACATACTCGGCTTGTTTTTTTAATTCAGGGTTAGATTGCACCGCCGGATGATCTACTATATGCTCATTAAATATGTCTACGGCTATATAAGATCTATCCATAACTTCAAAGTAATGATAATCGGTTAATTTATTATCCACAGATTCTCCTAGTATTTAATTAGTTAGTAAAACTATAAAACTATATAACTATGAACTGATATAGTATAATTATTCCTAGTACTAATATATTTATTATCTTTATATGGTTAGTGTATATAAAATTAAGCAACTTATTAGTATCATTTTTAATAACATCTAATGTCGCTGTTTTAAGTTCTATATAAGCTTTATTTAACTCGTTGATACATTCACTGGACGACTTAATATGTTCTTTAGTCATTTGATGTGTTATTTTAGGGTTATACTCGTTATAGTACCAACCTGTAGGTGATTCTATAGCCCCGCAATTTAAACACTTCTCTGGAGACCACGAACCTCCAGAGGTATTCGTACTTCTGCTTTGTTGACATTCATTTATCATATTTTAACCCTTTTCTCCTCCCGCCCTTGTTTAATTTATTACAGTGTTATTCCTCATAATATGCTAAACACGTCTCTGTGTTAGGAGGTACTTCAGTGTAACCAGCGTCTATAACCCTGTAGTGACGGGTATCTTGAAGTTTTTCGGCATTTTCAAAATATTTATTATCACTCATCATTAAAACTATTACACTCAAATTACAGTCAGTTACACCTAGTCCGATTACAGCGTGACAGGTTTGTGCTGCTAGCTTCTGTGGTGACATTTTTAAATTACGTCTGTATAAAATTTTTACTTTCATTTAAATTCCTTTATGTAGATAACGTGCATGTGTATATTTAAGTATAAGCACTAATAGTTATTTGTCAATGTATTAACTTCCAAAAATATTACGTGATTTAATTAGGGTATTATCTCCAGTCAGTTGTGGTTCTTGAGTATATCCATTAATATTTAAAGTAGCTGTAATATCTTCATGTATATTAATCCAATTTTTATTAGAATTACTCTTAATTGTGTTAATTAGGTACGAAGTCATGGCACCTTGCCACTTACCTTCTATATACGCATCAGCCGATGTTTGATTGTCTTTACAACCTGATAGAAGTACATACTCTTGATAGCTTTTAATTTCTTTATTAAGTCTATTTATAGGAGTATCCACATTATTTCGTATCTGAATATCAATCGGGGGACTTATGAATCTATCCTCCTGTTTTATAGACCTAGCCATTGAACCACTATGACATGAATCACAAATGAATGTTAAAAACACTCCATTGGCTTTTTTATTGAAATTATGTCGAATAATGTCATCTGTTAATGGGTCATCCCAATTTAAATCCGTAGGGCAAAGTATTTCATCTAAATGATCATTAAGTTCATCTCCATCACGATCTCTCACTTGAGACCCGTGCCCTGAAAAATGAAGAACCAATTCATCACCTGGAACAGTGTGACTTAATAACCAGTCTATTCTACTTAAAATGTTCTTTTTAGTAGCTCTTTTGTCTACTAGTACTCTAACATTGTCTGATGGAAACTTATAGATATTAACTAATACATCGTGCATAGCAACAGCGTCATTTACACAGCCTTTGAGATCTGAGTTAAGGCTTGAATCATAGATATTAATACCTATAATAACGGCGAACTTAGATGGTTCCCTCTTAGCAGTAATACCCTCTTCTATGGTCTCATCTATAGTGGCGTAAATAGGGTTATTCTTTATCTCCCCTGTTGTTTCTGGAGTTTTTAATACTGTAGTAATCCAACCCCAAAAGCTTGTTAAAAAGTTTGTCATATTATTTCTCCTTATTATTTTTATACATCTCTGCTAATAAATCTAATTGAAATTTTTCTGGTAATTCCCAATACTCCCATTCTATTCCTTTTAGTGGTTTTTCACATAAAGATTGTTTTATGATGTTTCCATCCATTATACACCAACCACCAAATAAAATTTTTATAAAAACATATTTAGATTTTGATGGAAAAACTCTTGATGCAATAAGTATTAAAAATTTTGCTATTTGTTCTCGTGCACTCTTATTAGAGTAACTCATTTTTTCTCCTTATTTATTTTTTTAAAATACTAGTTCATAGTTCTTATCCATAAGTAGGTTTGTTTATTACGAATTATTTAGTAAATAAGCTTTACATATTATGTATAATTCCTTTTCTGTATAATGACCTAATCCCGCATTAAACACCCAAATAACCAATCTACAGTTTTCAGGTGTATATCCCTTACTAACATCAATTCTATCAATACTTGGTCCGAATGGGTTTCTCTGAAGAGTGGTATCGTAGTCGAATGGTAATTCAGTGACCTCACATAAATTTGACTCTGTCTTCTCGTTTAACCATTTTCTAGTTATACTGTGATCCATATTTTTTTCTTTCGCGCGGACTTTTGAGTACACAAACAACCGTCTTAGTTTAAACTCCTTAGGGTTTTCTGTCCTTAGTTTTTCTAATCGTTCTTTCTGGTCTCTACTATAGTCATTAGGCGTCTTATAGTTGGCTATTCGCTCTAATCTCTTACGTTCTTTTTCTAGCTCTCTAATTTCTTTTAATTTCTTACGTTTTAATACTAGTAAAGCTTGCCGCTCTTTCTTTTCTTTCTTTTTTATTATTTTACTAAGGTAAAGTTCTTTTTCCCTTATTGCTTCTCTTTCTTCTATTATAAATTGCTCTATAGGTATATTTTTCTTATACCACAGATTAGTAAGTCTCCTTAGTTCTCGATAGAGTAGTGTTTGGTGTTCAGTACAACAATAGAAGGTACTGATTATTTTTTTACTGTTATGTCCTTGTACGAAGCACTTAACTTTAGTAGCTGTGTTAATACTAGGGGTAAACCACTCATGGCAATAAGCACATTTTATTTCTAAATAGTCTCTATCTAGTACTGCTCTTCTTATCTCATAATATGGAGCTAGTATTTCATACCTCTCGTATAATGGATGTATTTGACCTTTATCAATCAATTCGAAGTATCTCTTGTTTTTAATTACCTTAGCTTCCTCTACTTCTTCCCAATCTTTAAGTTCTTCCTCTGATGGTTTATACTTATGTTTACACTTGGCACCACAGAATAATGACTGGTGTTGATTTGAAGTTAAATACGGCTCGCCACAGTTCTTGCATGCATCCTTATATATATAGGAGCACCCTTTTCTCCTAAAGAACCCGTTCCTACTAAGTGTCATTTGATCCAGTTTTTCATAACACAATCTCATTGTTATCCTCCTCATACTTCTTCACAAATGCAGCAGCCCAATAGGCAAACACTTCCTCAGGAAACTCACATTTGGCCGTATTATACATATGACAAACCATTTGGCAGTTATTTTCTGTATATCCTTTGTTTGAATCTACTCTATCAATACTTGGGTAGTAGGGATTTACATACGGATCTCTGTGAGTCTTAAAAGGCAAGCCAGTGACCTCACAACGACCAGCATCCAATTTATCACGTATCCAGTTAGGTGTTAAACTAAACGGGATATTTTTTCGGCGGGCGCGCTTTTCAAGTTTTTGTAGTTTGTTGTTTAAATTACTAAAATAATTATCCATGGTTGGTTCCTTTTTTTTATCTTTTTCCCCCATCTCTTCTTCGGAGGTAAGTCCTAATCGTGGTTGTTTGTCAGCAGTGCTTCAAAAATAAATAATCAATAGAAAGGTGTTCTGACGAGTTAGATACTAAAGGTCTTCAGTACTAAAGGTCTTCAGTACTAATAGTTTAAGTACTAATAGTTTAAGTACTAATAGTTTAAGTACTAAAGGTCTTCAGTATTGATAGTTTAAGTACTAAAGGTCTTCAGTACTGATGAGTTAGATACTATGTAGTTACTGCCTATATAGTAGTTAGTTTAATATAGCCTAAAGGTACTACTATCGTGGTCTAATACAATTTTAGAACCCCCAAAATAAGTGGGACAGGGACACTGTAGTATGATAGAGTATTATTGCATACATACAATACATTATAGGCCCCTTACTTCTTATTTAGTAGAGTGCCTTTATGCGATGACAGCTCTATGATAAACATACCAGCCGGGTGAGTCGGTTTGATATGAGATCAAGTTTGATCCCCCCCCCTCCCCCTGGGAGGCAACTACAAAGGAGATTATTATGACTACCACACAAAAGACTTATGAGCAAGTAATCGAGACTAAGGAATCTTATATTGATGTATATCAGCCAGTTGCAGGTTGGAAACCTCAACTAATGGTTTGGATGGAAGAGGATGGCATGACTGGATTTGTATGTCTCAACACAAGCTACTTCGCATATGAAACAAGGGAGAAGGCTGTTGTTGAGGCTAAGCAGTGGGCTGAGGATGAGGATATAGCCTATGTAGAATAAACAATCCGAAACGGGACTATACATCCCGTCTACAGCCTTAAGCAAGCTGTACTGATGAAGGTAGCTTAATTAATATATAACTTAAGGAGACTTATCATGACTAATTCAATCAACATTACTGACGCACCAAAATGTAAAACATTTGAAATGAATGGTAATACTTGTGAAGGTTGTTTGGTTGACCCTTGTCCTTGTGGAACCGATGACGCTAATTCACTTGAATACATCGATCATGTTGGATATTGTATAATTAACAAAAATAACGAAATTGTGGAGGTGATGTAATGATAAAGTTTATTAAACCTTTAGTAATGTTTACCACATCATTCAGCGCAGTATGGTACGCAGCATTCATTCTTGACCCAGACTTTGTTAAGTTTGTCTGGGAAGCAGTCAAATACACTACCCAGCATTGGCTGTGGATAGTGTAGATTTTAACTCTTTCGTCTTGGGCAGGACGTTAACTTACCCATCACTCGTCTGAGCGAGTATAAACAGTCCTTAGGCTCAGAGCGTCGTCCCACTTCGGTGGGGCGGGTGGCAATAACGCCTTAATTAGTTAAATAGGAGTTTATTATGAAAGTAAGAACAACTGCACTTATTATGTCGTCTATCCTCGATTCAGGACGCACCATTGATATGAGTGGGGCAAGTAACCTTCTTCAGTTTGGTAATAAAGCCAGTTACCTTGGTGGTGGGTGGTGGTACATCAGTGATAGTGGAGGAACATCATTGAAGAAAACCATTATGGCTATTAGGTCACTTACCAGGTCTGGTAAGGTGTGTGTGGAATGTGGAAAACTTCACATCTGTAATGACAAGTGTGTAAAATGCGCCAGTGCATCATCGCCTGAATACTGGTAATCAACAGTCCTTTCGAATATTAAATATATAGATATTAAAAGGAGTATTACTATGGAATTAAAGGAAGTGGGAAAAAGAGAACTAGCGGAACAGTACAATATTCCTGAAGAGTATTTAAGGTATATAGGACCCACTGATTGCTCAATGCTAGCTGGAGGAGGTAAACTTCATCAGTATAATATCCACCTCAAAGGACACCCGAACGACAAATCGACGGTTGCATACAGACAAAAGGAGGTACAAAATGGTTAATGTATACGTAGACCTTGACGGCACCCTACTAGATAGCCGGCTTGATGATAAGTACAAAGCCATCAGCACTCAGTATGGTAAGGGTTTTGCTGATGACTGGTATGAATCCACCTATTACGATACCCTTGAGCTCAATTTGGCTCTGTGGTGTCGTCTATTGGTATTAAAGGAAGAGGGTGCTTCTATTGTAGCCTGGACTAATAGACGAGAATCTAAGGCTGACATGACATTCAGTAATTTGGCTAAGCTTGGTATTATGGATTTGTTTTCAGGATTTATGTTCTGTAACGGACAAAAACATACTATGCCACTCAGGGATGGAGTAGTATTTGAGAATGAGTTCGACAATGAGATTGAATGTTCAGAATTTAATTTTATCCCAACATTTAAACTGTAAGGAGATTCAAGATGGATAAATGGTTAGAAATTGTGTCTGGAATTGTGTGTGGGTTGCTGATTGTTGGTATGATATATATGGCAATGCTCGGAATGGCTAACTAATAAGGAGGCATTATGAAGGTAAGCAGATTTACTACAAAAAAGAATAACTATAGCAAGAGATACCTTGAGAAAGAGTATAGAGAGGAGTATTTGGTCGCTAAGTTATCAAAGAAATCCTCTACTCTTGCATACGATTTTAATTCTCCTACAGAAAATACAATAAACAACTGGGAAAGAACTTCAAATGGAGCAAAGATTTGGAGTTTTTAATATATTAACCTATAACTGCCCCTTACTTAGAGGGGCACCACTAAAGCACCGTTGTCAGGGTTCCCAAGTCCTGGATGAGAAAACTGCTGAGGGGTGGTTACAATTATCACTATAAGGATAAATGCGTATGTTACTATTATGATGTTCTTAATGGCCCTAAAGTGTTTTACCATCAACTACAGGTGTTGCTCCAAAATGTAGTGTAGTAGCTATCTAATACCTACGGGGCAAAATCACATCTTAGGATACCATAACTAAAAGATACGAGTGAACTTTTAAAAGCAATTCTATCTATATTTATAAATAACTAATAGGAGATTACACCATGAAGACAATCACAGTTGAAAACAATCAGGTATTTATCACAAACACCATTACCAATGAGAAAGTAAAACATAACTATTCAATGAACAACCGACCACTCAGTGTTGTTGAACTGTATACGAGTATTGATCCTATAGATATTAGAAAATCTCGTGAAAAGAAAGAAATAACTGCATTGTGGCGAGCAGCTGGAGATGAGCTAGGGACTTCAGTAGCTAACTTCTCCAGAATGTTAAATGGTGCGTGTTATAAAGCTTATATTAAAGACAATGAAGACCTACACAACAGGTTTGGGGTTGAGTACAAAAAAGTTGGAGGAAAAGTTAAAAGAGTCAGAACCCGTTTAGCTGTTGAAATGGTAAATACTTACTGTGAAGTAATACGACAATATATTGCTGACGGTAATACTCATTTAGCCGGATTTAGTATTCCGTTCGGTGAAGCTAGTGTAGCTAAAAAGAAATTAGGCAAAGGATTGTGGAAACAACTAAATAAGAATTCTAAAACTAAGAATGATTTAATATGTAAGATACTTAATGCGTACTCTGAACCTAAACTTGATACTACAGCTTATACAGCCATGTTGAATAATACACCATCTACAATACTCAGTATGGTAGACAGTGCCAATACATTGCTGGCTTTCTTTAATACGGAAAGTTCAACAGGGATGAAGGATACTGTTAAAAAGTCAATTCAGCACATAGGACTTCCTATGTACAAATTAGATTATGAAAGACTGCAACGTGTTATTGTATTGATTCGTGATACACACCGTATGCATCAAAACTTTAACCCTAATTGGTCTTTAACTAGAATTAAAGAAGAACATCAAATAACAATAAACGAGCAGTTTGCCTTAAGACACTCTAAAGAGAGGTTTAGTTGGTTAAACCTCATTACTCAGTACTTTGAGGCTAATGGTAATAAAGCTGAACTCATGTGCTCAGCATATGATATAGCTATACTAGGTAAGGACCAAGGACATTACGTAGGTAATTATGCACGTTTCAGTAAAGATGCTAACTACGTTGTATATAGAATTACTGACTGTGAGGGAACGATCTCTACATTAGGGATTAGGCACCCAGATGAAACAAATCACTTATGTGATCAACACTACCTGAGATTTAATTATATAGTAGCTAATGAAGCTTGTTTATCCTTTGCAGCTAAAATTACCAGACAAGTAAAAAAGGAATTAGAGTTGATTGATATATCCAAAAAACAGGAACCTTTAAAACCTATCACACAAGCTATCGATTTTCCTCAAATTGAAGCTGATGATCCAGAAGACACCCCATTCTAGTCAATTATCTGTTTGAGCAGGTACACAGGCCTTAAGCTCAAAGCGTCGCCTCACTTCGGTGGGGCGGGTGGCAAAATGGACATTCCGTCCACAATTAAACCGTAATACATAGGAGATTACACCATGACTAACATTATCAAAAAGAATGCTAAAGTACTTAACAATCGTGAACTTATAACTGGAATGGGCGCTAATGGTATTGTGCCCTCTCTTAACAACAAAGGCACACTTATTTTTACTCATTGCCCTATGTGCGAAGCAGAGCTCCTTGCAGATAACCCTGGTTATACTAAAGCTATTCTTAGTAATAAACCTTGGTATCAAGCTACGCCAGCTATTGTGTTCAAAATGCCTAATGGCTCTACTCTCAAGGCGTGCTGTTGTGGTTATAGAGAGCTAGTAATTATTACACCTAAACCTAGGTGCTCTAACTGCGGTAGTGTTCTTAAGAACGAAGGGGACAGGTGCTATGGTCCTAACTGCCAGCCTCCTACACAACAGGAGCTGGACTCCATTGCGACCGAGAAAAAGCAAGCTCAGGAGATAAAGGCTGCTGAATTGAAAGCCAAACAAGAGGCTAAGCAAAAAGCCACTAAACCTCCTGTCAAACAGTGCGTAACTCCTGGATGTACAAACCCAGTGCCTGAGAGTCGTTTTGTTAGATGCGAGGCATGTCGTGCAACACGAAGAACCCCAAAGGAGGAGGCTTGTACTGAAGTTCAGATGTAATCTGCTGGCTACCGAAGATGAACTCATCTATCTCATGATAGATGGACTAACCTATATCTACTGCCTTGATAAAGCTAAGCATCCATACTTCATTAAAACATTGAAGTATAAACCAGGCAAAGCTATTAACTATATCAAAGCAGAAGCCTATTGGACAGAGATGGGTTAAATTAAACCTGGGCACCTGAGTAATTAAGGTGTCCAAATTAAGGAGAATTATCATGCAAAAAGCACTAAAAACTGTTAAACGAGCTACCTATGCACAAAAACGACAAGAGGCTTTTGATATGTTGAACAACACATATGAGGAAGAAGGTGTTCTTCTGTGCAGTGGGGAATTTAAAATCAATTCTCTGATGGCTATGATGATGGCAAGATCTGCTTTTAAAGAGACTTATGGAGCACTCGCCCCAAGGTACTTCAACATACCGGCTGACGAGCTTCCAGGAACTGAAGTACACCCAGGTGTATATATTTCACGAGATGAGAATTCTCATTATTCTTTGGAGTACGAAGACGGTTTCCAAATGGAGGAATTTATTCAACAATGGGTATGTTAAATAAATAAACAAGGGGCTCTGTATGAGCCCCATAAGGAGGCAATATGGGTAATTTAGATAAAATAGGAATGTGTTCCCACTGTAAACAGCTTTGTACACCTGTTGAATTGGATGAAGATAAAACTGAAGAAGTGGATTTCTTTGGTGTGGATAGCCTGTCTGAAGTAGACCAGTATATACTGGAAGGTGGAATTTTGTGCGAAAAATGCTACTCAAAAGAAGGCGGCATAGTATAAACCAAACACAGGTGTTTGAATAACTCAGACATCTAAACCAAGGAGAAGTGATATGACACAGCGTACAGCAATGAACAACGACAAACGAACAGAAGAGGCTACCACTGATTATACACTCCAATTTGAATTAAGGAAATTAGGTTATCGTCGCAAAGATAAACAAGTATGTGAAGCATGTATCGAAGAAATGGAATACAGCATGCAGTCCGTTGGTTATACAGGTACCAACCCTGCTTGGGCTAACCCAAGATGTGCATATAGATTCGAAAAAGAAGGGTCTTCTATGATAGCCTGTAGGTGTGGTTGGAGAAAAACCATAGTTTAAATAACACTATTTAATAGTTCCATAACTAATAGGTGCCTGAATAACCAGGGCACCTAAATCAAGGAGAATTACCATGATAAACAATGCCACTTTTACCCCAAACACTCTTGAAATACTTCCTGAATTCTGTGAACTATCCACCTTAACCTCATCGTTATTTGGTGATAACAATAGCTTAAGCTTTCAAAGTATTAAACTTAGTGCTGCTATTACCGTAAAAAAAGAGTACTTGGATGATTACTCACTTTCACATGACTGTAAAGCGTCAATATTGCGACAAACCAGAGACAGGATATCTGTACCAATAATACATTCTAATTTTGACTATGCTCTCAGTCGTGCGAGAGAATTTGATGGTAAGCTGTATTGTGGTAGCACTAACACAGTACGTTGGCAAGTAGAGTGGATAGAGCTACTTAGTAATTCCACTGGTAATGTGTATAAATTAAAGAGAATTAAAGACGAGTTACTTTGGCGCATGATGCTTATACAAGTGAATGGTGTGTCTATAGAGGACTCAGGGTTATCCTCGGTTGATTTAGAGGCAGTTCGTATGGAGCTAATGGATATAATTTACGTAATGTGCTTTCGTTTAAAAGGACATAGAGATAAAGGTAAAGTCTGTCAATCAAGGAAGATGCTTGAAGCGCAGCTCGAAGACTTAAATACAGAAGTATAATTTAAATATGGGTGCTTGGATAATCCAGGCACCTAAAATCAAGGAGAATTATCATGGGAGCAGATAGAACTCACCACAACGCACACATGAAGAATGAGAATGCAGTAGCTGGAGTACGAATGACTGTTTGGGTTGCAGTGTATGATTTTTACAACCAGATGGGAATAAATTGGGACAATATTGATGACTTGGTAAGCCCTTATGAGTATGGTAACACTAGATTCTCAGAAGCTTATCTTCTTCCTTTTTATTTCAAAAACCACTTTAATACGCGTAAAGCCACACAGATGATAGGATATGCTGGAAGCAATAACAGTCCTCTGGAGTTTCGACTCAAAAGGATGAACCTGCTGAACTTCATTGAGTTAGCCAGAGCACTGATGCAAGCCAACATGATTACAAAAAAAGATATTCAAATTATTTTGGAAGCACCTTTCAAAAAGCGTAAAACAACAGGGAGAGGTCCGGAAAGCGGGGGAGTTTATAAATTCTACGCCAAAACACTTGTTGTTTCTTCCATCAATAAATGGGGAGGATTAAAGAACGCAGCAAGGCAGCTCGAAGTATCCTTGGATGTTGTTAAGTATTGGAGTACTTTAGTTGTTAAAGATATTAAAGTGAAACCCACCTCATCAGCAAGGAGATAATCATACAGGAGGTACAACATGTTTATTAAATCTAAGTACAATGATGGTGTGTGGAACAAATTGGAAAATTGGGAAATGTCAGAAAACTGTGAAATAACAGGTATTGGACCTATGGGACTTGAGGTATACGGAATGATAAAGGCAGTAGCCCCATTCGAAAAACTTGAGGCTGGACAGAAGATAGGTATTATGGACTATGGTTGGTGGATACTTGGAGAACCCAAATCATTATCTAAACAACAGTTGCACACCATCTATACTGCACACTATCGATATCCTGGGTCAGACAGGGTGGATATTACTGTCAAAGGACAGGACCCTAATTGGAAAGAATTTGCACCCACTTGGAAGATGGTAATGGGAGTAAAAAATGGTACTATGAGTGAACAGGAGTATGTTGATTTGTATGCGCCTACTGGTAGACAAATCACAGTCATAGGTAGCGTGTCTGAGGCTACTTGGGAAAGACTGTATCAAATGGAAACAGCGACATTTGTTTGTTTTTGTCCTGAAGGTGCGTTTTGCCACCGAAATATCCTACTAAACTACATCCTTGAAATAATGGGAGGCAAAGTAGTCTATGGGGGTTGGAGAAAATAAATCGACATTTGTTATTATGATACTATTTTACGGTAACCGCTTATTTCGTGTTTTAAGTCAGTACAATAACTCGCCCAACTAATGAAACGCCAGAAAGTGCCTGTAAGCAATTTGGAGATGTTTGACGGTAAATGCAATTTATACCTACACCTTGGGGGACTAGCTTTTAAAAGTTAGTTCCCCTTAGTGTTCTCGGAAGAGTGCCACCCACTGGCGCTGGCGCGTGTTCTCGGTATACTGAAAAACAAGCACCACTTCCGGGACAGTCCTGGATTCGGTAGCCTTCCCTGCTTGAAATCTCATATAGTCTGGAAGTCACGAGTACTGCCTAAGTATTAATCGTTCTACTAAACCAAAGGATTAAATTATGAGCACTAAACAATGGGTGTGGATGATGGACTACTGCAAAAAACAAAGCATTCCACCCGCAGAATCCTGGGCTTGGGGAGATGCCAAGAAAGCCTATGAACTTTCCCGCTTGAAATCCTCTATAGTAGGGAGGCCGGGAGTACTGGAGTACCAGGAGGTTCTCGGGAGACAGGAGTATGAGGGAGACATCAACCAATAACCCTTTAGTAAGGAGAGTAGCACTAACAGGTAAGTAAAGTTGAGTATTAAAAACAGGAGAGGGAGCCAGGAGGTTCCTTCAATGTAGCATCAATCTATTAAATATAGGGAGTTTTAACATGGCTAAAATTATTCGTTTTGTAAAAGTTGATGGGTACCAGACAAGAGCCGGTATTACACAGTCCAACATCTTTAAGAATTCTTGCGAAAAAGCTGCTAAGATTCTCGGACTGGATGTTGTAACCCTCAATACCAAAAGGCAAGCCTCAAAATTCAAAAGAGGCACCGGTATCGTATTCAACACAGCAATCAACAAGTAATACCAACCAACCAAGGAGAAATACCCATGGCAAGAAATCGAAAGTACGGAGCATCCCCAGCAGTCGTGCATTTTTTCAGAGAATGTAATACAGAAGTTGTAAAAATGATAGATGCCCGTGCATCAAAGCCAAAAGCCTGTGGTAAGGTTACAAGGATTAGCGATAATGTTATTAAACGGAGGAAGCTATATGTTTGAAACCCAAAAACTGATTGTTGATGAAAAGGGAGTATGTAGTCCCCCATATAAAGTCATCCCATTAGAGAGGCTCTATCGACATATTCCAACGGCACGTAAGCTGTTGAGGCACAGGAGTATGATGCGGTTGAGTGCACCACCAGTAATAAAATCATTACCCCTATATATAGGGTAAAATTGATCACAAAGGGGGGCCGTAAGGTTCCCCACAACTAACCAAAGTAAGGAGATACACCATGACAGAAGCACAAACTCAAACCAATGAAGTACCGGCAGAAGAAGTTATTGAAGTTCATCAAACAGCAGATGAAGCAGCAGTAAAAGATTCATTTGGTAAAAATTTGACACTCACTGGTATGCAGACTCGTCAGACAGATACTGGTGATATTACCTTCTTCAATACTGATTATGTATCACCACGAGTACTTGATATCATCCAATGGTACTGCAATACTCAAGTTAGTGGATTCAATGGTCTCTATTCAGTCATTTTCAGAATGGATGGTCTTCCAAAAGTGGATGTACCTAGCGACACTCCAACATCCTGGATGTTCTTCCCTGACACCCTTACTGCAGTATGTAATATCCGTGGGTGTATCGATGTAGCTCTATTTGAGGTAATGTCTGGAGATGTTAAAGAGGCTGCATGCATTAACACGTGGGCTGTCATTTGGCGCGCAATTGTGCAAAACTTCTTTCACGAAGCACACCATGCACAAACTTTCCTCAACGATAGAGAATTGCTCGATTCCAAAGGGCAAAAAGGCTCCAAAGCCAGAGACGATGAAGAACAAGCGGCAATTGTATATGCTCAAACAATGATGATTGAAGCCGCTAAAGCATTAAACATAGAACCTGAATTCACGCCTGAAGTAGCCGATATTATTCAGGATCGAATTGCGGATGAGATGGAAGCTATTGATGATGAATCACCCAGCCATCACAAACTATGGGCGTCTAACATGAAGTATATGTTGAAACATGGATTCATCGTACATATCAAAACCGATGAAGGATATGAGGATAAAAGCTATTCCACGCTCAAAGAGTTTATGCATTCACAAAGTGGAGATGCTGAAAATGACCCAGCATGGCTAATCCAACATCCAGATACTACTTGTGTTGGTACAACTACTAACACAATAAACCCTATAGCAGACTCACCAGCTCCTGTAACCCAAACCGGTGGATTTATGTCTCCTCCTAATAACAACAATGGTTATGTCATTGAGGACGACGATTATAATGATGATGATATTGATTATGGGCAAGCACAAAGTCCAACCAATACTATTCATGCTAACAACGCATACCAAACCCCTAACGCAAACGGTATGCAGGGAGCTGCAAATGTAGCAAACGGTTATGCTGGACCAAACACTACACCGCAAAATCCTGTAGCCGGTCCGCCTGCGCAGTTTAATCAGCCTGCTGTTGTTGGTGGGCAATCCGCACAACCATTGAATTGGGACACTGGATACCACCAGGCAATAGTAAAAGGACTCTACCAGAAATTGGCTAATAACATCTTTGGTAAATGTCAGTTTATAGTAGGACAAACAGCGAACACCCCATTCTTCATGAATGTTCCGGGTATTGAAGCACCACTACCCCTCAGCCCTGAAGAAGCACAACTGGTGATTGCCCAAACCATTACCCAGAACGGTAAGTTCATGAAAGACCAACCTATGCAGAACAACGCTATCGGTGGTTGTACCATTGGTAAAGCAAAACTCATGCCTGGTTATGAATTGGTATTGAACAACGGACAAGGTGGTCAAATTCGTCGTAAATTCATTCCCCAAAATCCTTGGAAAACTTCCAAAACAGCAGAATGGGCACGTAACGGACATCAGATTGTCTGGATTATTGACCCCGACGCCGCTGATAAATCTCTAAGTATGAGAGTAATGGGTGGTATAGTTGAAAGTAATCGAAGTGGACAGTGGGCAGCAGTCTAATGTTGCATCGAACCCTTGGTGGTATTGTGCTCGCAAAAAGTAAAGGGTGCAGTACCATCAGACTCGAAACGGGCGAGACCAGGAAAATATTAATTCCTTGTTTATCTCGTATTGGGGATAGAATTCATGTGTATATTAATTGGTCTACTAATAAAGTGACCAAAGTAAGCACTGTAGGATGCCCAGACCATTGGAACGGTGATGTGGAGCCGAAACCAGTGGATATCCCCGATGAGACTGAAGATATTCCACATTTAGAGTGCCAGTCACTTGAGGACCAGGAGGTTCTCGGGAGACCGAGGAGTGAGGGAGTAGGGAGCTTGGAGTTTCCTATGCCCATAAGCGAAGACGATTCTATATTAGATGATGTCTTCGAGGAAGATTATTATACCCAGGCTGGAGAACCCAGTCACAAATTATTTAAGGAGCTATTATGAACCGTTTATCCGTAGTTGGACGTATCGCTGGCATGCCCGTTTATACACCTTCAGTTGTTGTTAATGGCAAAACTATCAACGCCAAAACTGAACTCACAATCATTGAAAACGACGGTGAGAAGAAAAACTCATTCCGTATTACTGGTTGGGGCAAACAAGCAGAAAACTTGGCAAAGGGCGGAGCTGTTGGTAAAGCGATCACAATCTTTGGGCGTCTCTCTACATATAAGGGACGTGTATGGCTGGACATGGGTAATGGTAATCGTCAGCCTGTTCAAAGTCCTCAGGGTGGAGATTTGCTAATTACCAAAACAGGTATTACTCTTGAAAGACTGGATTGGGGAGCAGATTCAGGTAAAACAATTGCTCAGGAAATTCAGGACTTCCAGAATAGCGGTGGCTCAATGGGTCGTCCGCCAATGTGGCAAATTCCTGGGTCTCCTGATAACCAGACCTGGAAAAACATTTGTGCTGAGCGTAAAGCAACTGAATTTCAACCTGGAAGTACTCATTTTGGATATGCTGAAGTGCGTATTCCTAATGGTGCTCAGGTTGCTCCTCCTACACAAAGTGGTAATCAGTATGCAAATAATGGCGGTCATCAGGGTGGATTTCAAGCAGGGCAGCCGAATAATAACGGCGCTGCTCAGTATGGTAATCCTCCTCAGCAACCAGCAACTCAGCAGGGCGGATTTCAGGGTGCAGCAAACAATCAACAAGTTCAGTATGGCGGACAGAATATGGGTCAGGCTATGTCAGGTTATACTGGTACTGGTCAGATGGCAGGTAATCCTGGGCAGGTTCAAGGTGGTTTTCAGGGGGCGCAGCAAGGTAATCCCCCAAACCAGGGTTATGCTCCTCAGACACAAGGGTACGCACCAAATCAGCAGGCAACTAACGTTCAGATGTAATTAACCTTTAACTTACCGGTAGGTCAGCTCAATAATGGGTTGGCTTACCGGGTTTTTTTCTACTTCCTATTAATGGAGGGTACAGAATTTGTTTACATCAATACCGACTTTTTTTGCTTTTAGTTTATTGTTTAATTATTACTCTTGTATCTTATGTAGTACCGACTTTATTTGCTCTTCTTGATCCTGGTTCCCTGGAGTAAGGGGAAAATGATGATTAAGAACGGAACATCTATTTATACCCGCAAATATAAATATACAATAATAAATAATACTAGTAGACTAGATACTAACTAGTACTATATAGTTTAGTACTTAATCTATTGGTATTAAAGTACACTAGTATCTATTATATGAGTATCCCTACTAGGACTAAAAAACATAAGATGTATAAAAGAATAAAAATGATTATTTATTGGGTACTGCTAGTTTTGATACTAGTAAAGTATACTATGAGAATTAAGTATTAATTATATAAAAAGTAAAGGAGTTATCATGGATTTTGAAGAAGCAGTAGAGCAACTAGTAGATGAGTATGGATGTCCTGAAAATCAAGCAGAAGATATTAAAGAATTTTTAATTGGCGCAGGAAATATGTATGGTATTGTTGAACTATACGAAGCCAGTCAAAAGGAGAATAAGTAAATGAAAAATTATGAAGGTTTTATTAAAGTATGGCATCCAGGTAAAGAATTACCTATTAAATTTGAAGGGATGGTCAATCTAATAGTTGATCCAGCGTGCGACGACGACACCCTAACATTTGAATTTAGAGCTAATATACCTGATGCAAAAGTAACTATAGTATCCGTTCCTACCTATAAATTTATGGTACAATACTATGAGGATAACGAACTCAGCGGCGAAGATGATATTATTGATTGTGATCCAGACGACTGGTCTGATGTTCTAGACCTAAAAGCATAATTTTTAAGTCTTTATAATTAGATGAGACTATAAATATAATCTAATATACTTCTGGTTTAAACACCTAAGTATACGTGTTCTTTCATAGAGAACTCTCCTGAATAATAGGGATTAGTGCTTATAGGTTAAGTACTAGTCCCTATTTCTCCTTTTTAATTTTCCCCTGTTCCTTGTTTATTAATCCAATTAGTAAGAAATCCATCCAGTATAAATACTATGGTATCTGTTTTATTAAGTCCTTTCTCTTTCATATACATCTCCAATAAGGACTTGGTTATATTGTTTATTCTAAATGTTACACTACCTACCGATTTTTTTTCACTCATAATGTTGCTCCTATTATTACTACTATTATTAAATTACACCGTAACTTACAGTGCATATTACAGTGTCTTACAGTGTATAACCCCCTACCTATAGAAAAGTTAGTTAATTCAACTTACAGTGCTATTTACAGTGTAGATTACATTTACTCTAATTTACTCCCAGGGACTAAAACATGATACCCCCATAGGGGGGATTTGAGCCTTTTCTTACTCACTCACATCTACTGAAATCACTAATAGCTACCATTCATGGGGTTATACGCCTATCTGACCCAGGAGACCGCTTGTTCAGTATCTTAAACAAAAGAGGGTAAAGTAGAGCTTAGTGCCAGTATCTTTTGGCAAAAACACAAAAGGTGCCGTGATTAAGCTTCATTTTTTAACGAAACTCATCGATTGACATCGAAAAGTATCGAATTCGACACAAAATCACTCATATTAGTTAAAAAGGGGGTATAATACCCTATATTGCCGTACTACCCACAGTGCATATTTGAGCCTTTTGCACACAGAGTTAAGTACTATAATCACTGTATCGCCGCTAATACCAGACCTCTTAGCCGTTTTTAGACAAACCGACAATTGATTGAGGAAAAAGAATGAACTTAACCCACCAAATATCTATATCAACAATAACTATAATACTATCATGGATACTAGTAATAATAACCCTACTTCCATATACCATTAATAGAGCTAAACCCTTAGTATTAGGCGCTATAGCTCTTGCAATCACTTCTTTCGGAGTACTTATCATATAAGAAGAAAAAGAAAAGGAGAAGACAGTGAGGAATAGACTAAGAGTGTTGGTACTTAGGGCTTTAGCACTAGAAAGGTCTGAACTAAAGTTATTGATACTTAAACTAATAATACTAGTTTGTATGGTTTTTATAGTACTATTTAGTTCAATACTAGGTATAACTTATATTATCTATGATATCAAGAGTACCGAGAATAGGGGCTCTCAATCAACTATTGAAATGTGTCGAAAATTATTATCGAAAAATATTGAAATCGATGAAACGTCGAAAAGTGTGTATTTCGGGCACCTTATAGATGTTAATAGAGATATAAGATAAAGATAAACTAGTATTTATTATGATTAGTATTAGAGAGTATTAGATAGTATTATGATTGGTATTAAAGAATATTAGTATTTATTATGGTAGTATTGATAAGTATTAGTATCAAATTAATTAGTATTATAAAACACTTAGTATTTATCGTGAAAGTGTTAGTACCTAATCAACTAGTATTAATGAAACCCTTACCAGTGCTTACTCTCAGAGTTCTAAAGAGTTCTTACCTTAACTCAATCAATTAACATAATCTTCTCTCTTGTTTCTATTGTACTACTTCTATTAGACTTAGAGTTAGTTGTATAGTCATTATAACTCTTAGGGTTGATTGTGGAACTATTAGTGATGTTATGGGTTTAATTAAGGTTAGGGTTAGGGTTTGTTATTAAAGAGGAGTTAATGACCCATTAATGGCGTTTAACGCTGATTGTCGATATTTAGCCCGCCGCCGTATTTTTTACTGTAACAAGGAGGTATAAATGAGTAAAGTATTTAGTTGGCTAGTGTACATCCTAATAGTATCGCCAAATAGGGCATACAGCAGATTAAGTATGTATAATACATTGCACAAATTTAGTGTAATTTTAAGTGTAACACTATTGGTCATAAATGTGGATAATTGTATAATACTGACTAGTTGTTTAATTGGGTTAATTGTATATAGAGCTATTTACTTTCAAATTGATTTTTAAGGGGATAATATGAAAAAAATACTACTACTATGTTTAGTTGGTTTAATGCTCCTATTAATGTCTTGTGGCACTGATAGTAATAAGCCTACAGCTCTTCCAACTGAATCTACAAACATAACCAACATTGGAAATGGATGGATTGAATTTGATTACGCAGATCAACGTTTTTTATACTATAAAGGTAGAAAAGGTTATTCAGGATATCAAGCATTAACAGTGGTTAAGAAAATAGAATAGTATGACTTTATTTATAAAATGTTTAATAATAACCTCTTTTATATTAATAATTATTGTTAATTTATTTATACAGAGTCAACTAGTGTTTAATTTCTTATTCGATTTAATATAAGGAAAGTTAAATGTATATATGGGCTAAATGTTTATTAAAAGTAGTAATATTAAATTACATAATTATATGGGGATGGATTACTTTTAGTACTATAACTAGTATAATATAAGGAGAACAGCATGCTTTTTGAAATAGTAACTCTAATAGGTTTAGTATCGATATTTATTGCATTTATTTATTGCGATGGCGGAGATCTTTTTATTATACTTAGAGTGTGGGCTTATTGCACTTTATTCTTATTTGCAGTGGTATTTATAACTATGTTAATGGTGGAGATATGTAAATGGGTATTTACTTCTTTGGGCATTATTTAAAAATAAAAAGGAAACTATTATGAAAAAATTATTTGTACTACTATCGTTATTGTTCATTACTATTATTGTTGGATGTGCTACGGATGCTGACATGGCATCACATAATTTATCTAAAGCGGCTGAAATGTTTGAAGTCAATAGACGTGTTGTATTTTATAATGGTATAACAGATGCTTATATTCTATCAATTGAGGGTAGATGTTCTGTAGAATTTTTTGTTGATAAATTCACTGTTACTGTAAAAACTGGACCTAATGAATATAAGAAACATTATTTAGGACGGGCCGATAATGTATTTCCGTTTGTTGAACAATTAGACAGTTCTCCTGTAGGTGTATATCATTACAGAGTTATTTTTAAACCTAAAAGCATTATTCCAAATATTGAACTAAGAACAAGTAACTAATAATTTTTAGCCGCCAAAAATAAAATCATAACATAAGAGAGAATTTATGATAACTCATTCAAATTTATACGCGATAATTAAAGAGAATACTCTATATTCAATTGATAATTATTTGAAAACATGGACGGTATTTGAAAAAATTTGGCTTATCGTCTCAATAGCTCTCCTAACTTGGGCTTCTATTCTCTGGAAAAGCCCTTGGTACGGTTATGTTGCATCAATCAGTGGAATAATTTGTGTTGTATTAGCAGCAAAAGGAAAAATAGCTAATTATTGGTTTGGTATTATAAACTGTATTTTTTATGCTTATGTAGCGTATAGTTGGCAACTATACGGTGAAGTGATGCTTAATGCTTTATACTTCTTACCTATGCAGTTTGTTGGTTTATACTTCTGGAATTGTAAAGACAATAAGGACCCAGAAATTAAGGGTAGTATCAAAGTTAAATTTTTAACAAACAATAGTAGAATTATACTAAGTATTGTATGTGTTATTAGTGTTTGTATTTATGCTCTGTTTTTGCAGTATTTAAAGGGTAATATACCTTGGATTGATGCCACTTCAACAGTATTATCAATTATAGCTATGGTATTAATGGCAAAAGTATACATGGAGCAATGGATTCTATGGATTATAGTTGATGTAGTCAGTATTATTATGTGGGCTATTGTAGTGTTTAAACAAGGATCTAATGATATAGGGTTATTTATTATGTGGTCTGCATTTCTAGTAAACGCTATCTATGGTTATTATAATTGGGTTAAAATGTATCATAAATCAATAGAAGACAAATATGTATAAAAAAATTGGATTTATGGGTGGAAAGTTCTTACCCTTCCATTTAGGTCATTTGTTTGCTGCTCTTGAAGCCCACAATCAGGTTGATAAACTTTACATTATTCTATCTTCTTCTAAAAAAAGAGATACTGAATTATGTGATCGTGATGGTATTAAACACATGCCAGGAGACGTTAGAATGTCTTGGTTAGGTCAAGCATTTAATGATTTAGAAAATATTGAAATTATACATATTAAAGACGACCAGTGGGATAATGATTATGATTGGGAAGCTGGGGCTAGATTAATTACTACTGCGATACCAGAAAAAATTACCCATGTATTTAGTTCTGAACAAGAATATACACCTTTATTTAAAAAATTTTATCCTTTTGCTAAACACGTAATAGTAGACGATCAACGTAAAACTGTAACTATATCAGCTACTAAACTACGTAAAGATTTGTATTCAAATTGGGATAAGTTACCTAATTTTGTAAAGTCTCATTTTGTTAAGAAAGTTCTTATTACAGGTACTGAAAGTGTGGGTAAATCTACTCTAACCACAAAACTGGCAAAGTTCTATAATACTTGCTTTGCACATGAGGTGGGAAGAGATTACTGTGAGCGTTATAAGAATCATTTAACTGTTCCTATGTTTAATTCCATTACAATGGAACATTATATCCTTCAACAACAATTGCTTCCATATTGCGACAAATTACTCCTTGTAGACAGTGATGCAGTGATTACTAGTTATTATTTAAATATGTATTTTGACACCCAATCCAATGCTATTGATAGTATTATACAACTTCAACAATATGATTTATGTTTATACTTGGAACCTGATGTTAAATGGGTACCTGATGGTTTTAGATTTGCTGGGGCTATGGATGAAAGAATTAACAATAACAAATGTCTTAAAGCCATGTATACCAAACACATGCAGGAAATGGTTTGTGTGTTTATTGAAGGTGATTACTCAACTAGGCTATTTAAAGCTAGACAAGAAATCAATAAGTTATTTTAAAGGGGTTAGTAATGGCAAACAGTGACGATTTTTATCAATTTCTCAATTCTTATAATTGTTTTGAGAATTTCTGTGTAGCACTTGACGAACAACATGCTACAACTTTTAATGATTTAATGCGTGATTCAAAAGATTCAAAAGATTTAATTAAAATAATAGATTATTCGATAACTTGGGATGAAACACACGAAGGCAGTGATTATTGGTCAAGTATTAATTATGATTGGACTAATTCATGTAAAACGGGTATATTTATTAAAACTGGACTAAATTGTAATAATATTTGGGAGCGATAAAAATGTCAGCTACATTAAAAGATATTACTAATTTTATTGCTTTTCTTGAACAAAAAGGAGCTTATCACGAATTTTGTGAGGAAAGTAATCGTCAAAAAAACAATTCTTTTACAAAAACAGTTAATGAGAATAAAAAGAACCTCGATAGAATAATTGATCGTGCATTTACTTGGGAAAATACTATTAGTGGATCAAATTATTGGGCAAGTAAGTCTAGTGAATGGGAAATTGTTTTTGAGAAAGGTATTAGTCTTACAGAAGGTTGTAGAAGTATTTGGTAAGGAGATAAAATGTCGGCAAGTAAAGAAAAATTTATATCTTTTCTAATTAATGAGGATTACTATAAAAATTATTGTGATAATGTATTAATACAAAGGGGTTTAACTTTTACGGGTATACTTGCTCAAAATATAACATTTAATATGACAGACATGATAAGTACTTCTTTTGAATGGGATAAAACACCGGAAGGTCAATATTTTTGGCAGAATATAAATAAAAAATGGCTTTGTGTATGTAATAATGATATAAAGCTCAATACAGGTAATTTTAATTGTAAAAGTATATGGTAAGGAGGATCTTATGGGTAAACTTACTATTATTGGTGGAACTAAGAATAGAAAATCAAGTGTTATTGATAAAATATATAATTCATTCATTGAAACAAACAGCTTTAAATATATTGAACTACATAATGGTAAGATTATCCCAAAAGATATAAGTAATAGTAATCTTACTATTTGGATGCCGGACATTGCTAACGAAGAACCAAAACATTATCCCGTTAAAAAACAAGGTTCTGTACTTATATGTTCAAAAGTAATACACAATGATAGAACAAGAATTGACGCTATAACTCGTATATTTAGAATGCATGGAAATGCTGTTATAGCCATTAGAAAAATAATAAACAATAGTTTTGAATTTGAATTAATTGATGCGCTTGGAAATACTTGGTGTAGAACTATAGATATACTTGAATTAGTTCATACAATAAACTCTTTGTATAAATGGACCAAAGAATCAGTACGAAAAAGTCTTAAACATAATGAGCTTCCTGATAATGTTTTTAATGGCGTGGATTATAAAGAACTACAAATTTTTATGAATATTAATCAATTAATAGCACTTAAAGTAGCAGAAGGTTGTGGTAATAGGTTTTTTGGTAACTATAGTACTAGATGTACAAAATTATTTCCAAGTACAAGAAGGAATAAAAATTATTTTTTCTTTTCTCCACGTAATACAGATAAAAGGTTTGTTACGATAAAAGATTTAGTACTTACAGATAACCAATATTATTATGGGAATAGAAAACCGTCTGTAGATACTCCAGCTCAAATAGAACTATATCAACAGATGCCAAAAATTAATTGGATAATTCATGGTCATGCCTATATTAAAAATGCCCCTATTACTGAAAAATATTTGCCTTGTGGTGATATGCGTGAAGTAGTTGAAGTTCATCGTGTAATAAGAAAAATTAATACTAATCGAATTAATTTAAAAAATCACGGGTTTTTACTTATAGGGAAAAATGTCGAAGATATGCAAAATCACCTCGACGATTGTAACTTTCATGCTTTATAATAGTAGAGAGGAGAATTGAAAATGCTTATTGCATTTAGTGTAGTATTATCATTAATTCTTACTGTATTAGCTTCAACATCAGTTCTTATTAAATTTATTTCGTTTCTTAATTACAGTGAGCTTGATAAAGAAATTGATAACTACAAAGGTATCAAAAAAAATTATAACTCAGTAAAAGAATTATATATTTTTATAATTTGTGGAAGTTGGTTAATAACTGTATTTTTTTTTA